AGACAGGGCGATGCAAAGGAGTTCCATTTTTTGCGAACCCCCCTTGGGGTCTGACCCTTTTTTATTTCCAAATCAATCAGCGAAGTTTAAACTTTTCTCTTTTGCTTAGACTTTTGCATTAAGATTGATAAAATTATTGTAATTTTTTTAGTTTTTGAATCTTTACTCGTATAGTGAGGCATCTGCCTCGACGTAGTCTGTTGGTTTCGGTACGATCACGTAGTTGCCTGTTAGGTTCTGCTCCATGATGGCATCGACTGCTGCTTGATAGACCTCGAGCTCAGCATCCTCATCCATAGAGTACAGTGTGTTAGCTAAGCGAGCTATGTACTGCGATGTGTTGTAGCCATGAGTAGTGTCCCAGTCATACCACTTGTCATACTGTGTCCAAGGATTGTAAGGGTTGTCTGATGTTGATAGCATTGGTTACTCTCCTCTCTGTTGTACTGTGTAGTTAGTAGCTGGGTCAAGGCCAAGGTACGCATCATCAAGCTCTGCTGATGCAGTAAGCTTAGCATCCTTCTTGATAGCTGATACTGTTGATGATGATAGGCCATACATGTTTGCTATCTCTGCTACTGTATAGTTATTGTTGAGTAGTGTGATGATGCGGCTTCTGCTTGATGGTGTGACTGTCTTCTTCTCTCTTGGTGTAGCAAGAGCCTTGAGTTGGTCATCATTCATATGTTTAGTTAAGTCCTTCAGCATAGTGGCTGAGATAGCATTGGCTTGGATAGCATCCCATTCATCGTCTGTTATATCAACAGGCTTACGAGATGCGCCAGTAATAGCACGAGCATTAACTAATGCAGTGTTCTTCATCTTCTTAAGTTTATCTTTCTCAAACATCTCTGTTCCACCAGCTTCTTCCACTTGTTTGCGATAGTTAGTTGTAGCTAACACTTGAGCAAGGCGTTCCTTTGGAGCATTGAGCATAGATTCATTAAGCTTTTTAGATAAGGATTTAACTTCGTTCTGATAAATAAGAGCAGCTGTTTTATCTATTTTTGGTGCTTTATATTTAGCCATCTGAATATCAACTTGTTTAACACGTTCTTTTAAATCATTAACATAATTTGCATAATGCTTCTCACGAATATCAGAGTTATCATTAAGATAAACTCTTGCATCATCTAACATGTTTGTAATATAAGACTTCTTACGATTACGAATAACAAATTCAGTAGTTACTTTAGTTTCTGTACCACGAATGTTTCCTTTTTCTCCAGGTGCAATCTCTTTAGTAATAGTAATTGGTTTACCACCTGTGGTTACTTGACTAGAATGTCTAGATACAATTGTAGCAGCGCCTTCACCAACTCTGCCTGGTGCTTTTATTTCTGCTGGGTCAATAACCTTTAGCATCTTAGCATCAATTTGTTTTTGTAATTTAGCTTTCTCTTTTAAAGTTACTCCAGGTTCCATCATCTTACCACGAAGCTTATCTACTTGTGCTTGATATCCAGGATTAATTTGTTGAAGTTTAGAATAGTCTACATTATCAACGTGAAGTTGGTATTTCTTTTTAAGCGCATCAATAGCATTCTCTTCAGCTGAACGTTTATAATCTAGGTGATGTTTCTCTGCATCGATAACAACCATTGAATGTTTTACTGCACGAGTTAATTCACTATCTGTTGCACCACGAAGAGTCATGTCTGTAATAAGATTAGAAACTTTACCCATTTCATTCTGTTTAAGTTTAGGAGTAATAAGTTTATATTCTTTACCAGAAGCTTCATCTTTATAATAACCAGGACGACTTGGGACACCTTCATATTTATTAGGGTCAAAATTCTTTAATCCTGGAAGTGATGCACGAGATTTAAACTTACCAGAGTTATTAGGAATAACATAAGCAGTGTCTCCATCGAAGTCTGCTCCTGATAATTTGCTTGCAACTTTAGGGTGAATACCAATAGCATCTGGAGATGTAGGTCCTACAATATTCTTACCTGGTCCACGATTGTTTACTATAAGCTCTGGTATTTCAAATGTTCCACCATGAGGATAACGAACTAATATAACCTTACTACCGTTTGGATAGTTAGGAGCATATACTTCATTCTCTTTCATAGTTGGCACAGGTAAAATAACATGAGCTCCAAATCCTTTAGGTGTAATAGATTTTAAATGGACTTGCTTTGCTTCTAGGTCTGAACGATATGAATCTAATAACTTCTGTCTTACAACAGGATTAGTTACTTTCATAATCTCATCATACTCTTTATCTGTTTTAGCTAATGTTTTCTTTAACATTTCACTAACAACAATAGGTGATTGCTTAGATAAGAACTGAGCAGATAATGATTTAGACCAATCACCCCAGCCGCCTTCTTCTTGAAGGATATTAATAGCGCCATTCTTAAATGTCTTCTTGCCATTATGAACTGTAGTGACAGGTTGACCTTTGGAATCCAATAAAGTATTTTGTCTAGTAATAGATGCACCAAATGGATTTATAGAATCTAATTTATCTTTCAAAGGTTTCAATACTTCTTCAGGACTTTTCTTTGAACTCTTATTTGTGTTGAAGATAATATCAACACCAGGAGGAAAGTCTTTAGGGTCTCCATAAAGAGCCATACCTTTTAAGTAATGAGTTCCACCAACAGCAATACGAACCTGAGCATATTTAGAATGACCCATATCTAAGTCAGCCGTACCTGGTCGTAATTCCATAGTACCATCACGAGTTTCACCATCTGAAGCATCACCTTTGCCATTTGCATATCTAATCTTAAGACGATTCCAATCTACAGATTTAGGAACTTGCAGCATATTCAATTGTGTTGCATCACCATCAGCTAAGTTAAAATCAACTGGACGAATCTTATCTTTGTTCTTCAATACATCTGCTTGAGTTGTACCTTTTGGAACTAAGACTTTAACTGTTGTATTACCAGCAGCAGGATTTGTTAATTGTTCAACCCAAATCTTTCGGATTTCATAATCACCTGATTCAACCATTTGATCTGTTACTGCTTTAAGCTTTTGTTTACTGATACCTAACTGTCTTTCCACACCAGTACCAATATCGACATAAGTTGAACGTTTGACTGCCTCACCTAAAGCTTCAGCTGTCTTGTCAATTTGTCTTTTTGAATTTACAGTATTTGGGTCTTTACCAATCCAGTTACGAACACTAGATTCAGATAATCCCATAGCTGTTGCAATTTCAGGAATTTTCATTCCACGTTTGAGCATGACATTTACACCTTCAGCATTTCGTTGGTCACGTTCTGCTTTTGCAAGTGTTCTGTCCGTTCTCATCTTAGTTGTGGTTATTCCAAGTTTAGCTGCGATATCAACATCAGGCATTCCTTTTGCTCTTAATGCATCATATTCAGCAACAGTCCGTTCAACTTCTGAAGGAGCCCGTTGCATTCCATCATCACCGCTTCCCCAAGGATAACGTCCTGAGTGACGCTTAGTTCCATAATGTTGTAAGCTGTCATCTTCTTGCATCATCACACCTAGATACTCATTTTCTAAGTATTCATTAGTTTCTGACATATTATTCCTTAATCCTTAATTATTGGTTGAAAATGACCCATCACGAAATCCCGAAGTTTTTTCTCACTTTGATCTTTAATACTATATATATTGCCTTATTTAATTGATTGGAGCAACTAAATAGTATAGAAGAAATGCACAATATATTGTATTAAAGCTAAAACTACTTCGTTTTTTCGTGATAGGCCATTTTCGACCTATTTTACAACAACTAAAAACCCCTACAAATGGCTTAACCACGCGGTTTACGAGGGTTTTACATATTTCAACACAATCCCGAAGTTTTCCCGAAGTTTTTTCGTGATAGCCCTAAATTACCCCTAAAAACACCTTTTTGTCCCATTAATTTTCCCGAATTTTACAGCAAAAGATTAATGGGACAAAACCAGCATTTTTAGCCAATATTTGACCAATCCCGAAGTTTTCCCGAAGTTTTTTCGTGATAGAATTATAAAATCTTACGACGAAAATCCCAATATTCTTGAGGAAATTCGCCAGCATTCTTAATAATTCGCATGATTGTATTCTTTGAACAACCCGCCTTTTCCGCAATTGCCCGATAATTTAGTCTATCTAGATAATGTAAATCCAAAATAGTTTGATTATCAATTAGCAATTGTTTCTTAGGTCGAGCATTATGCTTGCGCTTATCATTAATCATTTACAACTTAGCTGATTTTTAGATCCAAATCTTGAATAACAAGAAGTAATGAAATAGCATCCATTCTAAAACGTGGAATTTGAAGTACATCAAATACACCCAAAGCTTGTGGGCGTTCAATATAACGAAGCGAATCACCAGTGAAGAAGAAGCAAGCTCCTGCTTTATATTTTTTTCCGTAATAATCGCCGTCTGTAGTAATAGTAATAACTTTCATTTCTTTTTCTCCTGTAATAGTAATATTTGAAGTAGATCCACCATTAGTAGATCCACCATTAGCAGCTCCGACTTGTTGACGGAACCAGTCCATTGTATAACCAAAACGGTTAAAGTATGGAATTGGGTCAACGTGATCAGAACCACCAAACATTTGTGCAGCTTCTTTGTGTGAGATAATTTCAACCTTAACACCTTTAGCTGTAGCCTCGTTAACCAATGCTTTTGTTAATTGGATTGCATTAGCAATTGCAGCTTTGGCACGGTTATCATCTTGGAACTCACAGATTTCAATTTGTGACCAAGCGTAACTATTAACATTTCCAGCACCCCATGATCTAAATCCGTTGTCATAGTTTTGCCATGCTTCTTTGTCATCGATTGCCCATTGAACAAATGCATATACACTAGACCAGTTACTATCAAAGTATTGGTCAATATCACCAGCTATTGCATTTAAGTCTGCAGTTGAATGGATAACAATAAATTGTCGACCACCATAATTAACAGTTTGAGTCTTTGGATTGGGAATCATCCCATCATTATGTACAATATAACTCACACTTATCCTCCTATATTTCTATAATAATTATTTATTAGGGTTATGCTCACCAGTGTGATGGTCTTCTGTATCACCCATTTTTTCACCACGAACATCACGATTCCATCTTCGTTGATCATGTTTAAGTACTTTAAATGTTTTACCCATATCATTCATTAGATATGCAAAGATAATATTATCATCCCAATCAATGTTAAAAGCAATGTCTTCACCTGGGCCGCCTTCATATGCTGGTCTAAGAAAGTGAATCAAACGTTCTTTATGTTTAGCATCATTTTCTTGTGGCTCATTCTCAGTAACCATTGAGATATTATCAAATGTTCTGATAACTACTGTTGAATCATTTTCGTTTTTAATACCAATTTTAAGTATCATGTGTCTACCTGCCTTCGTTTAGTAAGTTAATTAAGTAAGTATATAAAAAATAAAGTCTAACACAGTCGTAAAAATCAATAAGTTTGTCCTCTTATTTATTTTGTTTTATTACTAAATTATACTGAGTTAGACGGTTTAGTAATCATAAAAATAGTACATACCAGGGTATAAAAAGAAAAGGATTCCTCTATTCTGTTTTAGTATAGTTCTTATTACCAACTATATTTAACCTGGCGTGTACTGTATTAGTAATAAGCTATTTAATAGATGTGCCTAGAACACCACGTTGTTCACGTTTGTTAGTACGAGCACGTAAAGAATCTAAAGCCTCTTGTAAATGTTTAACAGCATCAGCAGTTTCTTTGCAAGCGTATTCAGACCCTTGCAATTGATTAAGACGATGCATAACCATAACAATAAGATCTTCATTAGCTACGCCATTAAGGCCTTTCTCTTTAACTGGTCCATCTTGAAAATGGATATCAGCTAAGATTTTGCCAGTAGTTTTAGTACGGACAGCAAAGTTTGGTGAACAGTTATAAGATTTATGAGCATCAGCCAATACTTCAGTGTATTTGTCTGTGCCAAGTTTTACAATTTCAAAAGCCATATTAATATTTACGCTCCTTTTCTCCATATGCACTAGCATCTGCAGCATTAATTACAATACCAGCATTAGCAAACATACCTGCTTGACGTAGATATGTAATTGCTTGCATCTTTTCAGCACCTTCTGGTACAACATCAACAATCAATTGTGCAAGCTCTTTAGATTTAGCACGGATAGCTTCGATAGCTTTGACTTGTTCTTCATTCGGTTTATGATATTTGAATGCTTCTTCAAGTTCATTATCCCAGAACTCTTCATAAGGATTACGAGTATCAACTGTAACACCAGTCACAAGTTCAGTTACTTTATTATTTTTTTCCATCAGTAAATTCCTTTATAGTTTTCACGCTCTTCATCAATAATTTGGTCGAGCATAATGATTTTATCCATAACAACTTTAACTAATTCTCCATCAGGAGTATCAACTTCAAACCCATTTCCTTGATACAAACGAAACTCGAATGTTAAGTTAAGTGGATTCATATCATACTCGAGACAGAATAAAGCAGCATATGTATATAGTTGGTCAAAGTGCACTTTACCGTTACCAGTCTTTAAATCATGGATTTGTAAGTGATGTTCTTTTTCCTTATATAGTAATGCATCAGCTGTTCCAAAGATATTGTTAGAGTAGTATAACACAATCTCAGATTCCATACGAAATCCAATAGCATCATTTACAAATAGATTAAATGCATTCTTTTGAGGTGCTAAGCGTTTACGAGATTTGATTAATCTAGAAGCAAGGTCATGTAACCATGTGCCTTCATCCTTCTTAAGCTTATTTGCATAATAGCTTCGCATTTTGCTCTTATCATAGTTTAACCATGAACGTGAACCTGATGGTGACAAATAGGCATGTTTTCCCTCTAACTCCCAATGTCTGTGATATTCCATATTATTCTCCTTTTAAATATATGGTATTAGTGATAGAAATAATCGTACAAATCATCCATAACTTCATCTAAGTTTTCCGGATATACAACTTCAGCGAAGATAGATAAGTCATGTTTACAATGGTCAATATACCATTCTTGATTTGGTTGTCGTTTAGCTGTAGCTTTCTTTTTAGCTTCAAGCATTGCAACAGTTCCACCCCAAACTACAGTGATATCAGGGATACCTTGATTATCATTCGGGTCATTCTTCATAATGATACAACCAGGAAACATATGTTTAAGTCTTGGCTTAAGTACTTTGGTTACCCATTTGTTTTCAATCATCTAATTGTTCCTTTTGATAGTATTTTTGTTTCTCGAATCCACCAAAGTTTCGTTTAATCCATGCATTCTCATTAAAGTCTTTACCAGATTTCAATGATTGCATAGTTTTAGAATCTAAAGGCGAAGCAGAGTGCAAATAATAATAATGTAGGTCCGTATAAGGCGTATTTAAGCGGTCTATGCGTCCTTCTGACTGTTCCATAGTATTATATGAACCAGTTACAGAATAGAACAGCATCGCATCTGTAGTGATACAAGACCATGCCTTAGCTGCAGCAGTGTATTGACAGATATATGTCCAATCATCTCCTTTAGGAATAGGTTGGTGTGCATGTCCTGTCCATTCTGCCCAAGGTTTACCCAAGTCTTTAGCAATGTTAATAATGATATCACGTTCATAGTTATATCTATAGAATACAATGATTCTACGATTACCAAACATAACTTCATAAGCTTTATTAACTCTATCTCCTGAAGTATTACTAACCTTTCGTAAGGCTGCAGCAAATTCACCAGGAGTTGCAAATGGCTCTTGTGTTTCTTCATTAAACCTTGTATCAGCAATATGCTTATACGCTTCTTTGTCGTATTTAGTTTTTATGTTATGTCGTACTCTAATAGTATGTCGTTCGACTTCGACAGGCACTAGAATCTTTTGTCTAAGCTTTTCCAAGATAGCAGTATCAACATATCGCTTAATCTTAGGAAACTTAGCATATTGGTCATAGACCACATGACGACTTATAAATTCAGTTTTAGTTCTAAAAAATCTATTGGCAATGAATACTGGAAGATAGTTAATCCATTCATCTCCAGGAGTTGCTGATGCTAAAATCCATCTATTATTAAGACAAATTTCAACAAAGATTGTTCCCCATGACGTTTTTGAGTATGGATTGTATGAAATAGCATGTTGTTCATCAAAAAGAAATAGAGCATCCTTAACATGCACATATTTCTTTATATTATTCCAAGAGTCCACAGTATACTCGTCATCAGAAAATCCGCAATTATCAAAAGATTCTTGCCAGTCTGGTTTCGTGTGTCCTTGTTCAATCTTGTCTCTCTTTACAGCTTCAGTTATTACATATATATGTCTACCTCGAGCGTTATGTGCTGCCCAAAATATTGATATGTAAGTTTTACCTGAACCAACACCACCAGCCAAGATGGAGCCGACTTTTAATAATCGGCACGCTTTTTCTTGGGCAGGTTTAAGAGTAATCGAACCTAGAGTATAGGCTGTCATATTCTCTCCTTAGTAAGTTGATTCACCGAAATCATCACTACGCAAGTAAGCGCGCATAGTTTTAAGATAAGGTTTAATACCTGTGTTACCTTGAACTTCCCAATGATATGGGTTCAATTGGATATCAACATAATCAATATCAACATTGTCAAGTAAGTCCATATTGGAGTTATCAAGACGAGTTTCATTTTCTCCATCGATAATAAAGATACGAATAGATGGTGAAATTAAGTCAGCTTCATGTTTATTAGACACTGTAATTTGAAGATATGGAGTACGACGGTCTTCTTCTGGATCAATTTCTGGTTTAGGCTTAGGCCATTTAACATTATATCCATCGGCTGCCATAGCTGTTGCTACATCTTCATCAAGTGCAATTGAGAAATCACGTGAACCATCTTTGTTATACTGTGATGTGTTACCAGCAAAGTTTTTAAAGATTGGTCGTACGTTGTTAAGTGTTACCACTGCGTTAGATTTAGTTGCCATTTGTTTTGTCCTCCTGAGACATATATTTATTTAAAATTTTGTTACCATTTATAAAAAAAAATAGAAGAAAGGTTAGATTCAACTTCACTCAGTTTGAATAAATTGTATTAAGCGCGGCTGATGTTTAATAAAAATATTTTTAGAAAGGAGTATAAGTTGGTATTACCATTGCAAAAAAAATAAAAGAGTAAAGTCAAACCTTTACCCTCTCTTCTATTATAGACGTTGTATAACTTATTGTTGCCCACTTTGGTAATTTTCTTCAATTGGAAACATACTTAGTAAACGATTAACATCTACATCAGTATGGCCATCCCATTTAACAGCTTTATCCACTTCAGGAACAAACCAGAAATTATCCCAATATTCTAAATTGTAGTGATATGAGAAATTACCATTAGGTGTATCAAAGTATACAATAAAATAATCTTTAAACATACTTCCATCGTCATGTAATTTAGAGCGACGAACTAAGCCTAGATTTTTAGTAGATACAACAGCTTTAGCAATAGCGCATGTAAGTTTCATACGTTGGTAATACAAATCACCAAATGTATGTGCACCGTCAGAAATGAAATTTGTTAGTTCACCATTATCCATTTCGTCAACTAATTGTTTAATTAATTTTAGTCTTTCATTATCTGGATTTGTCCCAGCTTCATAAATTAGTTCGCCATCTTTATATGTAAGTTTGGCACTTCCATTAGTATTCATTTGATTAATCCTTCTTTCTTTAGTTTATTGATACGATAATCAATAGTGCGTCGAGGTTGGTCTAAGAATTCAGCAATCTGTCTATTAGACATTCCCTCATTGTGTAGAGCAATAATACCTTGCTCATCTAGTGGTTTAAATGGTGGACCAAGTTTCTTTCCTGTAGATAATTTTGGAGTCTTACCCATAATGAAATTAAGTTGTGCCAACCACTCTTCATCAGATAAGAAACGTGCCATCTATTTAATTTCCTTACCTAACAGTTTTCCAGTTGCCTTTTTATAATCCTCTGCACTAGAAAGATATGCATAATTAGGAACACTATCCATTGGATTTTCTAGGATAGAATTAGTTTCTTTTTCACGAACGAGACGAGTGATTTCTCTATCTAAGTAAAACTTAGCTTTTTGTAAATCTTTAATTTCTGTCTCTTTAGATTTCTTGCCAGCACGAGCAACATACTTTATAACATTGCCACTATTAAAAGTCAAATTTTGGTCTTCAATAATATCAATAGGTTGTATACCTTGGCTACCATAATATGATGGTTGAATAGGATTATCCGTTTTTACTGGTCGTTTTCTTGTTGTTGTCATTAGTTCTCCTTATTATATAGTTGTTAATGATTATAGTTCTATTAGTTATCAGATTTCTAATCTGATTTTGCTGTAACAAAGTTAGCTTCAGTAGAGTCATTACCTTTCTCATGATATTTTATAATAGTCCATGGTGTAAGATTAAAATAACCAGTTTCGCCATTAGATTTATTAACAGCAACTTCTTCAAATGGAACTTCAAATGGTCCACTAGGAGTGAAGTACGTTCTTTGAATCTTATCAATAAGTCGAATACACTCTTCTTCTTTAATAGTAAATAAATTAGTTAATAGCATATTATCATTATATACTTTAAACTCAAAATCTTTAGCCATTATTTCCAACCTCCTTTCCCTTTATGTCGATTACCATTTTGTCCACCATTCTTAACTACAGAATCTGGATTTTGACTACTAGGACTATTAAACGTATTTGGACATGGAATGCCACGTTCTTTACACCATAGATAGTTATAATCATCACGTTCTTTTCCAGTAGTTCGGTCAATTAAAACTGGCCATGTTTCTGGTGTGTAACGTTTTTTAGCGGTTAATGATCTTGCTCCTGATACTTGAAATGAGCTTTCGTTTATTTTTGACATACTATTTATTCTCCATTTAATTTCTATTTATTATTCTTTAGCCCATTTTTCCATATCTTCTTCCAGTTCAGGATAAATACCAAGAATGATGTTATCAGTTTCACCAATTAAACCACGAATTTCTTCAACTTCTTTATAATTATGAATTTCAACAATCTGCATTCTTTCAATATCTTCATATTTAATCATTACAGTTGTAATACCATCGGCAATATCTAATACAATATTACGTTTATTAAGCCAGTGTTGTTTTAACGTCTTTTTAATAGGAATATCCCAATAAGGGCTACTAATTTTAGGTACAGCTACTTTAGGAGGATATACATCACCTTCTTTATCCTGATAATAATTATTAACTATATTACAATATTCATCGTTATCATGTTTTCCCAACGTAGCATTAGCTTTAATTAGGTAACTAATATTTTCATTAATATTAACATATAGTAATATGGGTCTTTCAACTTCTTTTTCAAAAGCAACTAAAACCTCATGGTCAAGCATATCTGATTCTTTTTTAAATTTAAGCCATGCTTCTTCAGTATTTTGCTTTTGTTCTTTTTTAATAAATGCCATTATTTAATCTCCTTTGTAATTTTATCTTGCGGTTTTTCGACTGTGTAGCCTGTAATAGCTAAATGAGAAAGGATAAATAACTTATTATTTAGACCACCAAACCCGAATCGTCTATCTTTAAATTGAAAATCATTCAACCACCAAAAGCCTTTTTCTGTCAAAATATCATCGAAGTCACTCAATGTGGCAAAATTATTCTGAGTTTTCAAGTATTTAATAGCTTTATCAACATCTTCAGGCACAACTGGTAGGTCTTGCTGTTGGAGTTGAGATTTTAAATATACATTCTCTTTTACCAGTTTAGAGTTTATTTGATTTACAATGTTATTTTCTCGAGTAAATTCAGCATTCTGTTTACGTAACTCAAATACTTCAATGAAGTTTTCATCTGTCAAACCATTTGTACCTATTAGCCCAGCTGGAAACCCTGTAGTCCCAATCGCTGCGAGTGCTTTTTCTAAATCAGGCAAAATCAAGTCTGTTTGAATAGTTCCTAAATGTCCATCATGTTTAATCGTTCCAATAGCATCCTCGATATACTTTTTCACAGTGTTAAGTGGTTCTTGGTTAGTCATTATTTAATCTCCTTTGTAATTTTAAATACATCATTGAAGTTCTCAAATGTCACACCAATTGCTGCATCATCGAATCGAACAATAACAAGCGATTCATTAAGATACATATGATTGATAATAGTATTAGTGTTATCAACTGCAAATTCAGGAGTGCCATGTAGAAAATCAATAATTGTTTTAAGCTGTGTACTTCTAGAAACCTTCATTGCACGACCAACTTTAATTTCTCGGTTAGTTGATTTAGGGTCTTTGAATCTTACTTTATATTCTGTATTTAATTTCATTGTATTTACTTTCTATTTATTTTCAAAAAAAAAAGAAGAGAACGTTAATCCTCTCTTTGCATAAGGTTATATCCATCTAGTGCTGCTTTATTATCTTCAAATGTTATTTTCATATGCTCATCAATTCTATCGTAAGCTTTATTAGCTTGCATAGTTTCAATGTCTCTATTATTAACAACATCTGTTAATGTATTAGCGACTCCTACATGAACTCCTGCACCAAATGCATGGTCCTGAATACGTTCTGTCTTCTTCTTGAATGTACGTTTGTTATGTTCATTCATTGCGACTGCGCCTAAACCAATTAATGTAGCTGTCGTGATTACACCTTTGACTTTTTCTTTGTCTTTAGTGAATGCTACGAAATCTGCTTTAATTCCTTTAAGTGTGTTCTTAATGTTTTTCATATTTATATACCTTCTTTCTACTATAGAGTATGTAAAAGATGTTTAATCCATATGATCATCAAGCCATTCTTCGGCTGGTGTTTTAGCCTTATTAGTTGACATATGTCAATCTCCTTTCTCATATACCATTCTCATAGAAGAAGCATCATAAAAACTATTTACTTTTTCCTCTTTAACATCATAAAAACGATGTAAATTTTCTTCATCAAGTACTGAGACTCTTGACGTTTTACCATGCATATCTTTGATGATATAATAACCTGGCTTAATATCACCCATATTAATTCCATTACCATCAAGCCAATTAGATATTGCAAATAGATCTACAACACCATCTTCTGGAATTTTAAAAGCTTCAAAAGGTTGCTTTTTATTCATCTTAATTATGTCTAACATTTATATTCTCCTTTACACAAGTTCATGATTACCATATCCTTCCCATTTAGTTCCTTTAAAGATGATATCACCATCTCCTACAGAATAAATATTCTTGACAGCATCTTCAACTAAGTCTTCATAATATTTGACATCGATATCTTCTTTGCCTTTATAATCAGACCATAGGTTCCATTTGAATCCTTTAGTTCCAGATATAGAATTACGAGTCTCAACCATTTTAGGTTTGAATCCTGATTCCATGATTTCACCAACTTCTTCATCTGTGATATTTAGTTCTTTAGCAATCTTAGTAATGTCTATATATCCATCAGGGTCTTTCTTCATTTGTCCATTAACACGAGTTTGCACTTTCTTGGCTAAGTCAACTTCTCCTGTTCTAAAGAGATCTTCCCCAGTTTTAGATGCATAGAACTGTGCATTTTTACCAATGAATCTATCTCCTAATAAGATTGATGATTTAACCGATTTAAGAATAGCAAAGTCATCTTCAAGTAAATCTTCACCACTAAACAATTTCTTGTATACATAAGGGAAAGCAAATTGAGCACCTGTTGGTTCCCATTCACCAGCCTTATATTCTGGATATGCAAATTCACCAATAATAACAGCTTTATTAACAAGAGCAAGTCTTGAGAATGTTGCTTCATGGTCAAAGTTATATCCAAATTCATGTGCACGTTTTTGACAGTATTCATAGATCTTTTCATTAGCACCTGGAAGTTTGAACGAGTCGGTTTTGACATGAACTACTTGTTGTCCCATTGCTTGAAGTTCGCGTTTAAGCATCATCATAAATAATGCTCCGCGTTTCGCTACAATATTATCAACATTACGAGGATCTCTAAATTTATTATCATATTTAGCAGATGTCATGCCATAAACAATATTTATGACAATCTTCATTGCATGTCCTAATCCGCCCGCTTGTGAAGGATCTTTTAAGAATGGTGCAAGTTTACGTGACAACTCTGGGTCAATTTCATCAAATGCATGTGCAGCCAAATCAAATTCTTTATGCTTAATATGCATACGACATTTAACAAGTGCTGCAAATTTTGGTGTATATGGTCCAAAGTAATTAATTGCAATAAGTGAGTGAGGGTGTAGTGATTCAACATCGAGTAACCAAATATCTTTATAGACACCTGGTTCTGAATAAACATATCCACCTTCAGATGGGTCTTCTCCAAGATAGTCAGATTTACCATAGCTATACTTATAACCTGGAAACTCTTTTGCAAGGTCATACCATACAAATTTATCTTGAGGACGTGGGTCATCACCAAACAAGAACTTTTCAGCAAGAGTTTGAGTCTTAAAGTTAACAGGCATATCCGTCAATTCACAAAGAATCTTACGAGCAGTATAAGCATCTTGTCCTGCAGAAGATTTGAATAGTTCTTCGGTTGCTATAACATCGTTCATACAATATTCTGCACAACGAGCCCATTCATCTTCTGGTAATGGTTGGTCCCATGGAAATTCTAATTCATCATGTTTGATACCAAGTTCAATTTCCCATTTCTTGAGAGATTGTTTGATATCCATCATTTCATATAAGTCTGCATATGAGATACCATAAGCTGGTTGCATCATCGCTGACATTTGTTGATTAATGATTTGTTGAGATTGGTGATACATATCCAAGTTTGATGCGCCAAGCATACGATTATAGATAATGTGATTATCATATTTCCGGTTATTGAATCCTACCAAATTATGTCTCATTAATTCTGTAATCTTTTCAGGAGTTGGATTATACCAGATAACACCCGGTTGTCCATACTTCTTCCAACAAATTAATAACAAGTTTGGAAATACTTCAATATCATAGAAAGTGATATCTTTATCGTCAACAATCATTTCGCTTTGATTAAGTTCTTCTTCTGTTTCAATTGTTGAGAAAGGCATTTGGCTTACAAGTTTAATACAGTATTCCGATTGATTAGATGAAGTCATAGCAAATTTAAGTACCGCCATTCGCATACTTGATAAATCATATTGTACACCTGTATCTTTAGCTTCATTAAGTTTAGCATTAATAAAGTCAATCTCTGGTTTAGTTGCACCATGATGTTCTTTATTCATTGCTGCTTCAATAAAAGCTCTAAGCTTAGTTTCAGTCCAAACAATATTTTCGATATCTTTATACAACGTTTCTTTTTCCTCCTTAAATGGTAACCCAGTTGAGATGTGGGCTATCGGAAGATCGTTACGTAAAGATAGTTTACGACGAAGAGAAGACTTACCTGAATACACCTTAATCTCAATATCATCTTCTATGATTGGGGCAAGTTTACTAACATCACCATCATAGATATAATGCAAATGAATTCCACCACCTGATTTACTAAGTTCTGCATAAGTTGGTGGATAACTAGATGCCTTAGCTAAATTCATTTCAAAGCTCTTCTCACCTGTTGCTGGATCTTTTAAATCAAAGTCCAATACAATATGGTTTTGTGGAACTCGTACATAATGTAATTTAGTTGGGTCAAGCGTATCTAAAGTTTCTAATACATCGTCCCATTTCTTTATAGGATACCCTGCTTCATTTGCATATTGTGCTGGATATTTTGCTGCCTCTTTATCAAAGGCACCCGGTCCTTCAATATTAATTTCTAATGTTGGTAACTCTACCTCCTTATTATTCACTTCTTCAGGAAATGCAATATCTGTTCTGAAACCTTTATAGACATCATAGATACGATTTCCTTCTTCATCTTTTGTATCTTTAACATATGATTCAAAGTATTTATGCAATTCATTTTTAAGTTCACGTTTGGCGCCTTTATTATCCCAACCCATATCTGTTAGATAACGTTGATATGCTGGAACAACATCTACCAACTTAACATATTCTTTACCAATATAGTTGAATGATGATTCACGAATAAAAGCAAATACTTTATCCGAATATTCAACCATTTCAGTATCTACTAAGTTTTCATAGTATGATGCTCCACGTTTTTTAAATATTTGCATTGCACGATAAGCTATACCTGGAATCTCATAATCAATCTGTTTATATAAACGTTGATACATATCATAAGGAACTGTTTTACCAGTTGGGTTTACAACAATAGCACGACGAGTAATACCAGAATCTTTATTCTTAACAGTATATCTTTCATTTGAGGCTGTGATTAATAAACCATCAAAGACTACTGGATAAGGTGATTTGAACTTAACATTACGCATTAGTTCTTCATGTGAAGTTAACTTAAGTAAATTTTGTTCATTTCTAATTCTTGAGATATCACTATCGGCATCTATTAACATTGGTACTTCTGTTACAGCTGATGTTGCAAATTCAGATGAACCAGTTAATGTACGTAAATCAATAGGCCCCCAATATTGTTCAAACATTTTCTTAATGATATTAATAGCAGTACCTTTACCAGTACCTTTAGCTCCATATAGATATAAGAACTTTTCAATCTTACTCATCTTACCAGATAGCAATGCCCCTAATGCCCAAAGAATCTTCTCTAATTCTTCATCAGCATACAGAACAGACATCAGTTCATCAAAAGCTGGTGTTTCCATTTCTGTTGGTGTGTATGATAATTGATATGTTGAGTAATCGGTTTTCTTGGGAGTGTAATTTGAGAATAAGATTTTCTTATTGAATTGGATGTCTGATGGTTTTCTCAATTGACAATACTGTTGGAATTTGGCCATAATTCCTGATGAAGCAAAGTCCATTTGTTTAACATTAATCCTAAGATTAGGGTCTAATGCTCTTAACTCATTAAATCTTTCCCATGAGTCTTGATCAATAGCCTTAATCAAAGAATCAATATCTGTAATCCACGTTTCCCCATTCCAATAAGCATAAAAATCACCACCTTTAACGACTATGTCTTTTGCACCTGCATATTTAAAGTCAGGCCATATAACATAATCGCTAGAGGCGTTTCTATTTGTTACACGTTCATCTAAAGTCTTATAAAAATCCATATAAGTTTATCCTTTCTAAGAATATAGATTAATAGAAGACCTAGAACCAAGTATAATATTCATGATATTCTAATTTAACTACAACACCTGGTTGCTCTTTATTAACACCATACAACTTAAACTCATGAGTATCACCATGTTTAAGTGCTTGTTCAATAAGATATTTATCTTCTCTAGGTACTTCAAATTCAAATGATTGTCCTGAAATCATACCAATTTTAAGTCTTAGGTATTTTTTAGATTCTTTAACTTCTTCATCAGTATTCTTAATAGCTGAGAGTATTCTTCTATCATTAGCATTTATGTTATCAATAATAGATGGTCTCTTATTTCTGTCAGTCCTCATCAAAGCCTCCTTCTGCTAGACTTGACAACCGTTCCAATAAAGATTGGTATTGACTATTAAATCGTCCACGGTCCATGCCAACGCCATATTGTTCTTCACCTGGAATTAAACCAAAGATACCGAATACTACAGTTCCATTTTCAAGTGTTTTCCATAATTCATGAGTCATTGCTTTCTCAAGTTGTGATTCCATTTCTTCTGGTGTAACAGCATCGTACACACCTAAGTTATCCATAAGATACCAAGCCCATGCAATATTAGACATACCAATATCTTCAGTCAAACGTTCAATCCAATAGAGAATTAATTCAGCACCACTAATATCTTGTGAGTTTACTGAATCATTTCCAAAGAATTGACGACGTTGACTTAGCATTTGCTCAATGATATTTTCATCATATTCATTTGAAGAAGCTGGAAGTTTAATATTGAATAATCCACGAAGATAATCAATAACTGTTTCGTTTGCATTTTCAGCAACAGCTTTCTCAATACCTAAATCATATTGGATAGAAGTTTCCATAATGAATTCTGGTTCTTCATCAAAATCTGACAAGAGCATACCTTTATATGCTTCTAATGCCTCTTTACTATTTACATCATATCGCATATTTCGTTTCCCTTCTACGATTTTATCTTTTACTGTTTGTCTACTTCCATCTTTAGGAACATCAAAGGTTACTGTGTCTGAATCTTCAAAGATATTATGTTTAATCAAGTTTTCTTGAGGTTTCATAACAACTTTCAATCTAGAATCTGTTGCTTCTTCAGAAGTCTTTTGAATCTGTTTACGCATTTCTGCAAATTCTTGATTTGGAATAAAACGACCTGTATAATCAATATCTTGATTAGCAGCTTGTTCTAATTGTTCTTCTAATGCTGACTTTTCATCTTTGAAATAATCAATAGTATTACTCAATTCATCTTTTTCTTTTTGAGATACTAAGATTGTTTCTTCAAGAATGTCATTAGTTTGTTCTAATTGTTCCTGAAGATTAGCATATTGCCTTTTATATTCTTTTACAATTTTAAAAGTGAATACACCAGCAACAGCAACAACCACTGTTGGAATACCAATCTTAATAATCATACTTAATGTTTTTTCGTTCATTATAATCTCCTATGCTAGTTTAAATAATTTACGACCAAATGATGGCAATGGAATCTTATGAATTAGTTTACGTCCAAAATAAAAGAGAGTTGCTAATCCTAATAATTGAATAATTCCATATGCTACTTTTTTGTAAACATATACTGCCAATGGTGTACCATCAATATCAATGTTCACTTTTACATTTTGAAGAAATTTACCAGTCTTCAATTCTTTATTTTTACGATATTCAGCAAGGTCAAAATCTTTTTCACCTGTAGCTTCACGTACTTGTTCTTCGATATTTTTATCGATATTTTGTTTGATTGATTCTGTGATTTGTTTTGCTTGGTAAATTGTTACTGCAATATTTACAATAGTAAGACCTGTCTTAGCAATTGTTTTAATCATTCCCATATTCATTTATATGTCCTCCTTATAGACAAAAATAAAGCCCGTATAGTCTGATAGCACATCTATTATTTTATATTATTAGAAAGGCATTTTCCCACTGTAGTCTACTGAATCGTAAACATAGTGAGGCATTGGCCATGTGATAAGAATTGATGGACGAAGATTGCCTGTTTCATCACGTTGTTGTAATGTTGTTGTTTCAATAGTAATCAATTCAGAGTCAGCCCATCCAAACATAGTTCCTACTTTCTTAGGTGCAATACCTAATTCATAAAGAACTTCATTTAGTGTAAGTGTACCTTCAACTGCTTGACGTTCATTAATTCTACGTTCTGCAGCACGAATAAACTGTAAGTTATAATTATGATCATCTAAAGTAGATTCTTTAGATTCATCGAACCATACAGAATCTAATTGTGGAATATCTACACGGTCAACAACAGTTACAGGTTGTCCATCTTCATCTGTATATTCTTCATCTGTAACGACACCTGGCGCAGCAAGTTCTAAAAGATTTTTAGATTTAAGAACACCAGTCAAACGTTTATTTTCTGCAGTTACAACTGACAAAGCAGTAGCAAGAACTCCATTACGTTTATTCAATACATGATAAGAACCAAAGATAGCTGCTACAGATACTGAACCAATTAATACTGGTGGCAAGATTGCTTTACCAACTCGAAGTAATTGATGACGACGGTCAACTTCACCACCATTTGCACGAATAGCTTCAATGTCTTCCGTGATCTCTACAACTTGTTTGGCTGCTTTATAAGATGTAAAAGCAGTAAGACCAAGTCCACCAATACCACCAAGTGTAAGTAACAATGGTGAATGTTTTTTAGTTGCAAATTTAATTGCTTTGATGTTGCGTTTGTAGTTTGAAATGTTGAATCCCATTTTGGATTCCTCCTTTAAAATATTTTGAAAAAAAAAGAGAAGTGTTACATTATTATCTATCATTGCTGGGTATAGCAAGATAAGATAATATCTCCTCTACTATAGACGTTGTAAAAAATGTGGATTATTTTGTTGCTTCAACAGCAGCATCAGCTTGTGCACGAGTTTCACTTGCATCTTGAATAGCTTGTCCTAGATCAGCGTTTGTTACTTGTGCTGCGTCCACCTTTGATTGCAACTGTGTAATTTGTTGTTGCATATTTGCTTTATCTTGATTTGCTTGATTCAACCGGTTTGATAAGTCAGTCTTTTGTTGATTCAAGGCATTCAATTGATTTTGATAATCAGCGGCTTGATTTTTAAGTTGACCTTGAAGTTGTTGGTTTACAGAGTTAGCTTGATTAATTTGATCTTTAAGTTTATTAATTTGGTCATTCAATTGGTTAATTTGAGTATTAGTGTTACCAATTTGATTAGTTAAATCTGTAACTTTTGAATTAGCTTGTTGCAAAGCTGAATTTTTATCAAGGACACGTTGTTTAAGGATTTGGATATCATGTTGAACAGCAACCATATTATCATGACCTTGCCATGCTTTACTAGCATATACAGATAATGATGATACGCTGATCAATGATGTAGCTACGAGTGCTGTAGTAAAAAGTTTTTGTTTAGTTTTTGTTTTCATTTTTATTCTCCTATTTTTTATCTGTTCTATCTGCACGACCCATTGCCCAGCCAAGAATGACTGAGAATAGTACAATTACAGTTAAAACGATTCCGCTAATTGATGACATATTTTTCCTCCTTTATATCAGTGCCAACCTGAGAAATGGTTTCCATCAGCACCACCATTTGCACTTAAACTTGAATTTTCATCAAGCCAATCCTTTATACCATCTTCAATCTTACCAGCAACATCGTATGTGAAATCTTCTGCAAAGCAAAAGTCGCCAGCTATTTTTGAACCTGGGATAATTTCCAAGAAGCGTTTAACTTCATCTACTGATAGTTCTTTATCAAATTGAATTTGTCTTGAATAATAAGAACTATACATTTTATATGGCCCTAATGATTTTAAGAAATTGATTTCTTTCTTATATTTAGTTTCAAGTTCAATTGCTTGTTTAATACGTTTAGAAATTGTCATGAGGTTCTCCTTTTACAATAACACGTTTGCCATCAAAGAAAGAAGAATCTTTATCAATAGCCATAAGTTCAAGTACATCTTTATTAGATCCATCTTTTCCAATAAAAACCAATAGTACTTTCCCTTTCATAATACCTGGTTGATTATTAAGGATGAAAGTTAAATCATCATATAATGTAGAACGAGCTTCATAGCTATACACACTTCTTGGAAATAATTTAGTTACTGTTTCCAAGAGTATGAATGGTTCTAGCTTAATAACATAAGAGAATGTCACATCAGGCCTTTGCCCCCATAAAGTTTGAGTAGGTTCAACTTTATATTTTTTATGAGCTTTAATACTAGATAGTGGTAAGTACTTAACCTTATCTTTACGAGTAACCGTGTATTCATAATCTTCATTAGATATTCGTACTGTTGTAGTATCTTGCGTACCTTCTGCATCAGTATCTGGATTAGAGTTAATGATGCCGTTTAATTGATCAATTGCATATTTTTTATTCATTATGTTTGTCCTCCTTAAGACATTAATAATCAGCCCAGTCATCTGGGTCTTTGATATTTTCAACAGCAGCATGTTCTGCATATTGTGGTTCAGGTAAAGCTTTTAACTTTCTATTCTTATTACCACCTTGATGTGATACACCTAAATCATATGGTTTATCAATATCATCTATAGGTATTGCTGTTATATACCAATTATATAGATATAGAGCTACTCTATAAAATTTAGTTTTTGAAGCATAGTTACTTCTTATACCATCACTTGCTCTAAAAGGTAATCCGTGCACATTATACCATTCACCATTTGAGTGTAAACCTTCAACAACATAATAAGTAGATTGTTCCTCATTATAATATTTTATAGTTCGTATTCTATATTGTAAACAAACTTTAGATTCAGAAATATAATGTTTTTTGTATATATCTAGCATATATACTTTGGGTAAATCTTGCCACCATTCTAGTTGACTATCTCTCTTTAATTTATGTCTATGTAACCAAAATATAACCACAAGAGAATCTAAAAATGAGAACATTATGATAGCTTGTGTATTTACTAGAAATATTGCCATAATAAGTATTATAGACCAAAACAAGAATGGTATAAACAAAACAATAATACTTGCTAGTAGTATATTATAATAAAAATCTCCAATCATAACTTTAACTTTTTTAATCATTTTGTCCTCCTTAAAGGCATTAATACCAATGATACTGTTGCCAGTGATCCCAAGCTTTTGCTAAAGAACCATAACGCTCAATAATATATTTATCAAATGTTGCCTCTTGATTTTCTGGACTTAAATCACCATTCAAGTATGATACATCCAGTTGATATTTTCCATAGTAACGACCGTTTTGTGCTGTATATGAACCTCCCGATTCAGATTTAGCAATAGCATCTTTTTCATCAGTTGCTGTAAAACCATTATGTGTTTGATATGTTCCTGTTGATTGTGTAGTACTTTGTGTACTAGTAGTTACATCACTTCCTTCCTGTTGCGCAGTAGTAGTGGCAGACTGAGCCTCCTGTTGTTGTGCTTCTTGTTCAGCCTTGAGTTTTGCCTGTGCTACTTTCTGCGCTTTTACTTTCCCAGCTCTACCAGTTTAGCATTAATATCATCAACTTGAGCTTTCATCCATTCAGCATCTTGTGTTGAAGTATTACCAAGTTTATTAGTAGATTCAACAAGCAATTGAATTGATTTATTTGTACTATCTTCTTGCTTTTGCATTTGTGTGATTTTAGCATCAATCTTATCTGCACGTTCATTAGCTGCTCCAGCAGATGTAATACCTACAATACCTGAACCAAGTCCAAGTACTGCTACTAATACTAATGCAACTTTTCCTACACGTTTAGAAATAGGTGTACGTTTAGGCACAATAGTCCATGTACCATTTTCATTTTGTGCAAGAGTTTCTCCAACTTTCATTTGTATCATTTGCATTTTGTTCGTTTCTTCTTCATCTTTATACGGTTTTACTTTTTTCATTTTATATGTTTCTCCTATATAAATGTATCTTTGTCCTACTTCTACTGGAATATCATCATTAGTCATGACATTCCAACTAGTATCATAAGGGTCATACCACCATTTAGCTTTCCCATTAAAAACCTTGTCACGAGTAATTTTATGCTCCTCACTTGTAGATTGGTGAGTTTTATCATAAGCAACCCATTTATTAATTTCTGCTTGCCATTTGGCATTAATATCTTTAGTGTTCATTTTTTATTCTCCTTATTTTGTAAAGTAATCACCAAAATCAGTGATAACAGCATCTTCAGTTGTAGCTAATAAAATCCAATCATCAGCGCCCATAGTAGGTTCTACACCATGTTTACATGGTTGCAAGATATCTAAAATTGGTGAATACCACCATAAAGTTTCACCAATAATAAAATGTCCATCTTTGTAAGTAGTTTCAATATCAATGAACTCTACAATTTTACCATACAACATCTTTAAGATTCGTAATTCCATAAGTCTCTCTTTCTTCTTCATCATCGTATATCTGAAGTACACGATCAGGTTTAGGCAACACTAAAATTGGTCGTCCTAATTGGTCAATAACTTTTGCTCTGCATAGTTGGTCTAATGTCCAACCATAATCAGTAACTTCTGGTAATAAATCATTATCATCATAGTTTTCATTTATTAAAATCATATAATCCCATACAGTAGCAGCAAAGGCTTCACTAGCGATATCCATAAGTAATACTAGTGTACCATGAGCTGCTTCAAAATTCTCAAACACAACTGTTTTATATATGTCATTAATATAGATATCGTTCATGATTCCTCCTTATTTATTAGCTTTCAATAACATCTGCAGGTGGCAGTGTAATACCAAACATACCACCACGTAAAGTAATAATACGAGCAGAATATAAATCAGTCCAACCATAGTTGACATCAGTATATGTTGTAATATTGCTCATACCAACCCAGTCATAATAATCTGCGACACTTACTTGTCCATATTGATCAATATTATATCGCATAGTATCTAATACCATTGCTGCTTCATCACGATTTGGAAATCCTACTTCACGAATACTATACATAGTGCTGCTATTAACATTAGCTCTAGCAACTTGACTGTTTTGGTATTGTGTATCATATCTTGTTTTGTTATTTTGTGAAGAACGTGATGTACTATTCCAAGGAATATTTGATTGTGGATTTTTATTACGTTTTTGTCCGTCATCTTTATATACAGCCATCCTAAGACCTGTTGTGAACGAGTCATAAAAAACATCTTTAACCATTGGTAATACAATCTCACTACCAATATACTTAGCAATTGCACGAACACCATTAGGTCCAATAAGACCATTAACTAATCGTTCAGTTACTCCTTTTTTCTTACGTTCAACAACTGGAGTCTTCACAAGAGCTTCCTTTGGTTTACGTTGTGGTACTGGAGCATTATTTGTATAATCTTTTTGTTCTGGCATTTTTGCCTCCTTATAATTTTGAAAAAAAATTAGAGAATCTATAATCCTTAATTCGTGATAACAGGAATCGAACCTGCGACCTTCATATTATTGATGCTCTCCCTTCTGAGCTATATCCGTAATTAAGTTTATATCTTCTCTACTATAGTACTTGTAAATCTTGTGGAACTTTAATAAAGATTGTTATCATAGGTGTGATATAATCATTTTCTAAGTTCATAGATGTGACTTCACAATCAAACCATTTACCCATTAAGATATGGTCTGCAGCAACACCTGGTTCATATTTTTCATTAATGCTTAAACCATTATATAGACACTTATTTTCTTTTCTAGGATTTGTGTCTTCATTATCCTGCCATAATTCGATGACTTCATGACTATCATCGAATACCCTTAAAAAGTCAATTAGTTTCATTATTACCTACACTTTCTTTTACTACAGAGTGAATTGCTAGTATACCATGATCATATCTAACACACTGATCTACTACATCATAAATAACATTATGATATTTAATTTGGTCTTTTATAGTGCTGCTATATTTTTTAATAAAAGATGTGTTAATATACATAGATATAAAAATTTCATCATCAACTATTTGTTTAACAAATGTTATATAATTTTTATTTTCTGGATCATTAATAGGTATGTCATAATCTATAAAACCTTTATGTTCACCGATATAAATAGGTTTACCCATATTAATATATCTCCTCTACTGCTAATTCCATTGTGTTACGACCAAAGAATTGCTTACTTTCACCAGTTCTAAAGTCTTTTACTTTAACACGATGTGAATCTACATATACTAAGTTATCATTAGCTACTAGTTCACCAGTGATTGATACTACATCACCAGCAGATAAATCGTTTAATTCAATTGAAGCTAGATTATATCCTGCATATAGAATTCTATAATCATACATATCTAGCTTTGTGTATTTAGCCATTTTTAATCCTCCTTATAAGCTAAAAAGTATACAACCATATCACCTTCACTATTAGGTAATCCATAGTCGAAATGTTTATGGTCAACAACATATGGTTGTTTATTATGTACTACTTTACCTTTTGCATTCATAAAGATATGAGCAAAATATTTTTCTAAGTCTTTGTTACCATTTACAATTTTCACAGCGCAGATTGTATCATCGTAATCAACTACATGAACTGAAACTGGTAAGATGTATGGTTGGTCTTTTTTCATTTAATTTTTACTTTCTATTTATTTTTCAAAAAAAAAAGAAGAGGATTATTCCTCAACTTCAGCTTCTTCAGTTTGTACTGTTTCTTCTTCTGTTGGTTCATAATCCAATTCTTCTGTGAACTCACCTTCAATGTATTCTTGGTGATTATCTTGCAAACCTTTCTTCTTGCCATAGTCCATACCAAGCAATCCTGCACCGATGGCAACTCCTACTGCTGCTGTTACTCCGAGAACAGCTTTCTTGTGTTCTTTAAGTCCTTTTACTGCTTTCGCTTTAAATTCTTTAAATCCACCTTTAACTGTTTCCGTTGCTTCAACTTCAGTTGCTGTTGCTTCTGTGTTTACTGCTTCGATTTGTTCTTTGTTAGTGTTTTTGTTTGACATAATAATGTCCTCCTATAATTTTTTGTTATTGTGTTCACTATAGTGCATGTAAAACTTGTGGAATTTATTCAGCCATACCTGTTAAAATTTCTCCAACTTCATTCTGTGTGGCAATAGCAAGTGCTACTTTATTATTTATGTCTTCATGATTTACAAGAAGTTCAGACATAACACCCATTAATTTAATACCTTTATCAAGACTTTCCTCTTCAGTAATGGCTATATGTATAAATTTATTAGATAATGCTATTTCAGTATTAATAGCATTTTTAGCATTGGTGAGACTAATGATAATAGCATCAAGTCCCTCAACTACAAGTTCTGCTTTTTTAATTGATTCTTTTTGTTCTTCAATTTGTTCTTTATTCATTATTTACACTTCTAATTATTTAAAATTCCACCTATTGGTTCATTATCAGACCAACCAAAAACCAAATCATTTGCTAATTTAATGCCATCAACTTCGGCATGTATAACCCAACCAGTATCAGATATATGCTCATATGTCAATGTACAATACTTCCAACCAGGAAAAGAGGCACTAATATTCTTATCAGTCAATTCATTTAATAGAACTTCAATATCTTCTGGTTCATGAGGTTGTTGAAGATGAACCAGCCATTGGTTATCTCCTTCAAGCATTAATTCAACATATCCTTCTAATCCACTACCATATGTAAAGCTAAATTTACTATACATAGTATTGAAATTAAATTCGATTGAGCGTATTACTTCACCATTTATTTCTTTCATCTTTATCACCTTTTTTCATCCATTTCTTTTTCTCTATCAACAAAATCAACTCCTTCTTCTGTAATATGTAAATCACCATTAGCTAAGTGTTTGTTGATCAAATATACCTTAGCTTCAGCAACCATATCATTCCAGAATAAGTCAGCCATAAGAGCATCATGTCGCATCTTAGTTTCTACAAATTTACTCATTTAGTCCTTCTTTCCAAATGATATTTTAACAGATACTTCATTATCAGCCAACATGCCTGCTAAATCTTGTTTTCTAACTTCATTAGATTGACTAATCATTGGCTGATTTTTTGGATTAAGAGAGGCTGTAATATTGATTTCTTTTTCATCAATAATTTTATTTAGCATTTTTTCAATTAAACTATCTTTTATATTATTAAACATGTTTATCATCCTCTTCTACACCAGTTTCCCTATCACTCTTAGCCCATTCACTTGTTCCATGAAAACCATCTAGTAATGTTCGTAATAGCGCATTTTCTATATATTCTTTATATAAATCAGACAATAGTCTTTTAACTAGAATAAGTAATACACCTAATCCAATTAATACAGTGGCATATATAATAGCCTTGAATGTTTCAGGTGCAATTTCATAGAGTCCATACCCTGCAATAAATGGGATAATAGACATTAATAATTCTTTAATTTTCTTCATTTTGCTTTTCCTCTTTAGTTAATAATATTATAACTGTTGATGTGTTATCAATGTAAAGTTTATGTTCAAATGATGTACATACATATTGATCACCAGCATATTGGAACTGATGTCCTTTGTTCATATAAGGAAAGTTTGTATGTTTTAAACTATTTTTATTTCTTTCAATTTCAATATTAATAAAATTACCATTTTTAATAATGTTATATCTAGCTATCAACTCTTCTGGAATAGCTTCCAACCAGTCAATTAAGTCATAACGATATTTCCATTTATATTTATTATCAATATTTTTTTTTGAAAGCTCTTTTTCTTTATCAGCAAAGTGCTGAGATTGAGCATCTAGTGCAAGTTCAGTTTGTGCAACGATTAATCCTGCAGTAAAAAGATTAGGATTATGCATCATATATTCCTTTAATTCTTTTAATGCTTCTTCTTCTATAATATGTATCATTTTAGTCTCCTTAAAAAATTAATGTTACTAAAAGCATTAGTAACAGTTCAATGCATACAATAGTTGTTCCTGTTACCAATATGTATGCTACCGATAGTTTATCTAGTTTTTTCAAGTACTTCTTTTTCATAGTCAAATGTCCTTACCCATATGATTAAATGTGTTTGCATTGGTAGATGTAGGAATCTACGAATCATCTCTTCTGTTGATACTGTAATTTTATATTTTAAATTTGATTCAACAAAATCTTTAACACTTTCTGTTGTTTCAGCAGCTAAACTAGATTTATCATCAGATTGTGGTACTACAAATCTTTTATCAAGTATAGAGGGCTTATGCTCTTCTTCCTCTTCCATACCAAATATAGATACAGGTCTCATTAATCCAGGACGTGTAAAACTATCTGGATATCGTTGTTCGATATTTTTAGTTACATCAAAGAAAAATTTACCAGCTTCCCCTGGTTCTTCAATTGACATATAAAAACTACCATCTTTCCTATATTCAAATATATACATCACTTGATTGATATGTCCATGATGCATTTGAATATCCCATGGTGTAAGTTGCCCAATTGATGTGTGCATATCATCATAAATTGTAATTGGCTCTGGTAATATGTTCATTTTTTATTCTTCTTTCTTCTTTTGTAATAATTTTCAAATCTTTTTTAACATTATGAATACCATATCTTTTTGTATAATATTCTTTAACATAGTCTAAAAGAAATGTTGGACAATTAAACTGCCAAGACCTAAACCCAACTGCATTTCCTGCAATATGTTCATCATGTGAAGCAAAAGAATACCATTTTACTACTTTTGGTGGAAAGTCTAAACATATTCCATTAGCATAATCATCATTATATTCTTTTAATAATTTATCATATAGATCTACATCTTTTTTATATCTAAAAATGATGCTTGTGTATTTATTATTCTTTCTTATATATTTATATTTAAGAAATTTTAATTGCTCATTGTCTATAAGAATGCAATCACGTTCTCCAGTACTGTAAGCCATAAACTCACCATAACATCTAACTGCAGCTTCCCATTGTAATACATTTAATTGCTTCATATTTATTCTCCTTAGTTTCCATTCATTTTCAAAAAAAAAAGAAAGAGCTTAACGCCCTAACTTATTCATTGCTGTTTTTCCTGCAGTATGTTGAATTATATTTCCATCATCTTCATATTTCATACTTGCTAATGATACACCAACTAAACCTGCTGTTGTGATTAATGCTGAAATTACCACTGAATCAATCTTGAATTTCTTCTTATCTTTCTTAACGATAAGATCATCAATATCTTTGATTGCTTCTAGTGTAATTCCATACAAGTCATCATCAATAGCCATTTTATTTAATTGCTCTACCAATTTAGCTTTCTGTTTAATGAGTTGATTATTAATAATCTTCTCTGCATTTTCTTTGCGTTTGAATTTAGTTAAAATAGACATGTTAGTGTCCTCCTTCTACTATAGCCGGTGTAAAACTTAAGTATGTGATTTATCCTTTAACCAATCTTCATAATGCTCCACAACTCCAGCACATAGTATTGGTTCATCATCTGCAGGTGTTTGACAAAATTCTGAATTGATATATACAACAAACCAATCCTTCTTTTCAATCAAAGTTTTCTTTGTTGGTGGTATTTGGTAAATACCATTTGTACGGTCATCAATGAATAATGCATCGACTTCAGCTAAGTTTATAATATCTTTTAATTGTAGTAACATTTTATAAGACCTCTGTATTTTTATTATTTTGTAAGTATAAGTGCATTACTCTATCTGTATATATTTCTATATCAACAACGTTTACTCCTAGTTCGTCTCTAGTGACCCTTGAGTATGAATAACAATAACCTGGTATATCCAATAACCAATCAGGTATTGTTTTTATATGCTTTATTTGAGCTATATCCACAACAAGTGTTGCATCTGGGTCTTCAATTGAATAAGTAGGATATAATTTATTATAAGCATTATCTGATAACCATGAAAGATAAAAGAAGTCAGTGTCTATATCATTATAATCATGTAAAATAAATGACACATCATAATCTACATTAAATGCATCTAGTTTTTTTAAATACTGTTTTAAGCGCATATTGTCCTCCTTAAAGACAAAAAAAAGAAGAGGAAATTAATCCTCATCTTTAGTTAAAAGTGTTGTTAATGTTATAAGTGCTCCTATTACAGTTGATGCTGCAAGTAATGTTACTTTACGATTAGTATCGCATGCGACTTCAGCCATATCTCTCATATGGTCTCTTTCATCGTATGTATCTACTTCATCGTCTGTGTAACCTACGATTGCATGTTTTACTGTTGTTCCGAGTGATTTAATAATGTTCATAATATTTACCTTCTTTCTACTATAGCGTATGTAAAAGATGCAAAAAAAGAAGAGGTTGTAATATCCTCTTTCTATTAAATTTATTTCTTAATAATAAACCAGATGATTAGTCCGAGTAGCCATAGCCCTCCTGTAATACCAGTCATGATTAAGTGAAATAATACTTTAATTAGTGTTCCCATATTTATATACCTTCTTTCTACTATAGTGTATGTAAAACATGTGGAAAAAAAGAAGAAAAATCATTTCTTCCATTTGTTGACAATAATAGTTCCTATTACAGATCCTGCTGCATAAGTCCCCATATCAATCAACCATTGTCTGGTCATAATTTTTCCTTCAATTTTTATATCTAGTATTTCTATTTGTTCATCAATATACTCTTTAGCTTCTTTGCTTTCTACATCAGACAATTTATTTGTCCAGTGTTTGCGTTCTGCTTTAAGTGATTTAAGTGTTTTAATTTTCATAGTGTTATACCTTCTTTCTACTATAGTATATGTAAAACTTGTGCAAAAAAAATAAGAAGATTATTTCTTCTTAAGTGCTTTTCCAACTAAAATACCTATTAGTAGTACGATGATAATGTCTAGCATATTATCTCCTTTCTATATTTTAAATATTTTACCTTTCTACTATAGCATGTGTAAAACATGTGAAAAAAAAAAGAAGAGGTGTAAAACCTCTATAAGTTTATTTCTTTTCTCATCTTTCTAATACTAAGTGCTTTATGCCATACATTTATATCTAAGTTTGTGAGTATTGTAGCTAACCAAAAATTAACTTTTGAGTTACTTCGCATATCTAGTAAAGTATTGGATATTTTTCCAATTTCTTCTAAATAAGTGATAGTTCCTACATTTGTTATTTGTTCATTAACTATAAAATCTTTCAATCCTTCATAATAAGTATCCATAAGTTTCTTTTGTAATTTATAAGTTTCAATAATTTTCATAGTGTTATACCTTCTTTCTACTATAGTATATGTAAAACATGCGAAAAAAAAAATAGAAGACTCATTAGCTGAGTATCCATTTTTCAACTGTAACATATGTCTTTAATGCTGTTAAACCTATTTGAAAAAGAGCTTGTTGCGTAGTTGTATGTTTTTCAATTGGTTCAAATTCTTGTTTACAGAAATGATGTTCTTTAAGCCAATGTGCTCTACCGTAAGCTTTAATAGCTTCGTTTTTGTCATTGTACTCATAGTACTCATTTGCGTAACCTCTATTTGTAATCAATTCTAATACATAAACTGGCTTTTCAATTGTACCTCTTTTATACATAGTTAATCCTTTGTAAAGTTTCATAGTGTTATACCTTCTTTCTACTATAGTGTATGTAAAAGATACAATTATTTTGATAAAATTACCAACGGAGAAAAAATAGAATTTGAAAAAAAAAATAGGAGTTGTAATAAATACAAAACCTATTCTTAAAATTAATAGTCACTACTTTCTATTTTTCACTAGCTTCAAAATCAGCTAACAAAGATTTAGACTGATTGACTGCTGAGTTAACCAAATTAGCTATGTCTTGAGCTGCTTCTGGTGTGCTGTGAAATGTTGATGCATCATTAATCATGAAATTTGCATTCATTGTTCCATTGTCGAACGTTGTGAGAGTAAAATTACCCACATTCTTATCACCAACAAAGATGTCAGTAGTTGTATTTGTTGTATTTATTTTTTCCATTTTTCCTCCTTTTATCCTATTGGATATGGTAATGTGGCATTAAATAAGTTAGAAGTTGGCGATTTATTACCACTGCATCGAATGAATATTCCTCCAGCCTGATTAGAAAGTAATGCCCAACTTAGCCCATCACCACTATCTCCTGCGGCAATTCTATTTGCTCTAATTGGAATTGCTAAACTTCCTGTTGGTAATTGAGCAGCTTGCTTCCATTGACCAGCAGACATTGATGGTACACCAACCCCTGATGCTGATATATAGACAGTACCATTAATAATAGCATACTCAATATTTCCATTAAAATTATTCATCAAACTAAGCTTGGTCCAAGGAACGTCAGTTGATAACTTTGTGCCTTGAGGCGTGAGTTGAGCATAGTTTCCATCTGAGTCGCTTGTGAATGGACCTTGATAATTAATCCCAGCTGTTCTGTAGAATCCTGTATTATTGTTCGTAAATTTCTGAGCTAGTCCTTGTTCAGAATCAAGCGCTATATCATTTCTAGCATTAACAGTACTATCTGTCTTTGAAATTGCAATATGATTATCTTTAATTTCAGTAGAGGTTGTAACTGGACCATTAGATGTTTTGCTTATGAACTCACCATTAGTGATTGTTAAATTTTTACCATCAATTTTATCTGATGTTATCGATTCAGATGCAAAGTTATTGACACTAAAATAGTTAATCACCCAGTGAGTGCCATTGTAGTAGTACTCAGTGTTAGGATGGATAACTGTTCTATCACTCGCTCTAAGGTCAGATGTACCTGAATATTTCCAAGTCAAGCCTTTAAATAGAGAGATCGGCTCAGTATTGGAAACAGTTTTACCAGGATCACCATTACTTCCAGGAGGACCTTGCGGACCAGGTGTTCCATTATTTCCCATCATTGCAACTGAGTAACCTGTTTCAGATGAGTTGTCTGTGTAAGTCCAAACAGTCTTAGTCCATAGGAATTGTCCAGCAGGAACTGTCGGAACTTGTACAGTCCAGCCAGTAGTGGGTGCTGTCGTTCCGCTTGTTGAGCCTGCATATGTAATGGTCGTAGTTTTAATACCAGTACCGTCTTTACCTGCTATTCCATCATTACCGTTGTTCCCGTCTTTAGAAATATAAGTTACTGAGTAACCTGTTTCAGATGAGTTGTCTGTGTAAGTCCAAACCGTTTTCGTCCAGAGGTATTGACCTTTTACAAGAGTAGGGACTTGTGAAGTCCAGCTAGTGTTTGGTGCTGTCGTTCCGCTTGTTGAAATAGCGTAAGTGATAACAGTGGCTTTGATACCAACACCATCTTTACCTGCTATTCCGTCTTTACCGGGAGCGCCATCTTTACCATCTAATAAATCTGTGATTGTAATTTGTCCACTTGAGACAATTGACATATTTTATACCTCCTATTAACTATTTTTTTCTACAGTACAATCAAATGTAGCTCTCTGCCAAATATCACTATTTGTGATTTTAATTGATTTCTGACTTGTTTGATGAGCAAGATTCCAAGCGGTATCTACTGTTCCATCAGAGTTAGTTTTAGTCCATATATAAGCAAAATCTGTTCCATCACTATCAATTTCTTTATTATTTTGATAAAGTATCGCAGTGAGAGTTGTATTAATGATATTATTTTTAAATTGATAGCCATTAGATGAATCAATAACTAGATTAATCGGGCTAATACCATCATATATTTTACTAATTGTAATCTGTGATGTAGCAACAACACTATCATTAATAATTGTTTGAACAGATATTATATTAGTATCTTTTTTTAATGTATCATAATTTACTAATAACGTACCGCTAGCTGGAACATTTTTACCATTTATTGACCATATAAACTTATCAGGAATAATTTGGACATCTATATCTTGACCTTTACTCATATATACAGATAGTGTAGTAGAATCTCCTGCCTTTTTAAGTACAGTACCATTATCAGTTAATATACTAATATTATATGGTATTTCCTGTTTAATAAGATTTTGTAGTTCATTAGATATTTGAACTTGACGTCTTACAAAATTTGATAGTGTAACAGAATTTAGATTAGGATTTGCTCTTGATGTAACTTTTTCAGTAACTCTTGCTGACAAAACTAATCCTTGATCATCAAATTTCATATCAGATATTTTAATTGTATCTCCAACTTTTAGTTTGTATCTATCCCAATTCAAACCTGTAGTCATTGATAAAGTATATGTTATAACAGGATATGCATATGATTTAAGCATACGTATAGCATAAGCTGCCAAGTCTGCTTGATTTGTATATTGTGTTTGAAAATCTCGACGTGTCCACCCATCAGTGTTACCTTCATTCTCAGTTGCAGGATATTTCATTTTAGAAATTGGTGCAAATGCTGTAGATTCACCTGAACGTATATAGTATTCTTCTACACCATTATCATTTAAAATTGAAGTATTTATATCTGTAAAAGTTTCCCCATTTTGACCAGTTACAGTTACTGCATTGAATAGATTAGTCCCATCAATATCTCTAGTAATATCTTGTATATCTTTTCCAATAGTTAATAGAACATCATTACGAAGACGACCAACACCTGAATTAGTTTTACCATCATTAGCTTTGTACACATTCAATTCTATACGGTCCATTAATCCTTGACTAGTTAAGATAGGAATCATTTCACATTCAGCATCAAATGAGTTGACTATACTTAATAATCGTGCAAGTTTAGTTTGTTGTGAATCAAATGTTAAAGTTAATAATTTATCAGACACCTCATTAACATTTAATTGCATAGAACTATTAATTAAAATAGCCATCTCATTAAGATATTGAAAGAATGACATTTTTCCAGGAGCACTATATTTTCCTACTTCTTCATGAATAAGTTCTAAATTTAAACTTGAACATTGTAGCTTTATAGTTCTCCTTGTTTCAATTGGATGCTGTATTATATACACATGTGCAACATTATATTCATCATAAAAAGATAATATATTACCATAACTTAATATACCTATATTTTCTTGTAATACACCATTAGCGTACTTCTCAATAGTTAGGTCAAATAACTCTGCACCTTCAGCGAGAAATTCATGTTGCTTATCATCTTTGAAATGTATAGCACCTGGTATATCATTACTTATAATACCTAGTTTATGCATATATCTATCTTTAACAGTAATATAAAACATATGTATCTCTCCTTCTTTATTATTAACGCCCGTATAGTCTGATAGCACATCTATTTTATTTTTACATAAAGTTTTCTTCAAAAGATACTGATATGTCTGGAGGATTAGTTACCCAGTCAGCCCATTGAGATCCTTGTATTAATATCTGTGATTTTCCTTTAGGTATACTAAATGGTTCACTACCATCAACTAATTGTTCTATATCATTATTACCTATAGTGCTAGCTTTTGGATCTAATATATAAGAAAATTTACCAGTATACATATTTATAATATTTCTGGAACCTATAGTGTATAAATTAGGAGCAGATATTAATCCTATAGCATTATTTTGAACTAAAGATAAAGAATTTACAGTGAGTACTTGTATAGTACCTGTTCTACCTTTCCACATCCATCCGCCTATACCAATATATATAGATTTTACTTTAGCTGTCGCTAAAAGCGTAGATGAAACTGAATACGTTGCGCCGTTATACATCCATGATAATGTTTGATCTTTTTTACTAATTCGTGCCTGTCCTTTAGCTGAATTAAAAGCTACATTTGGTAATGATTGACCTCTTTCATTATTATTAGCACCAAATTTAAATTCTTGATAATCGGTTCTATTATCATTAGGATAGTTAGAATTATATCGTAAAATTGCTGAAGAAGTATCTCCTGATGTATCACCCTTTTGCATAATATAAGAAGAAATCATTACATTATTCTCATCAACCAATATTATTTCTATTATACCAGTTTGTCCCATCTGAGATTCCCAATACTTTGCTGTAAAATCCAAAGTGAAATCTTGAATAGCTGTAGGTAATGTATACTTACTAAATCCACCTTTCCATCTGGCTCCAGGTTGTACTGGATTAGAACCCTCACTATTTATGATAAGTCCTGAACCAAATAAAGAATGATTAGATCCATATTTTAATGAACCACCATTTGAATAGAAATCAGCAGATGATTGAGATACCATATTACCAGCTGGTGTAAATAAACCCCATCCAGTAGTAGAAGAATTATCATTTTGTTTAATATTGATTATAGATTTTGCAGATACCTTACCTAGTGACATTCCTGAAGGATCATCTTTATGTCCTAACTGAAAAGTACTAACAGCAGTGGATATGTTTATATAATCATTTTCTACTTTATTGTCAATTGTAATCGTTGGATATGCTTCAACATTTCCTTCATTATTAACATCTACAGTTATAATACCATCATTGCCAAAAGTTATACCACCTATATTTGGATCAATTGTATTTTTTGTGATGTTTTTTCTAAATGTACTATGAGCTAATCCATCAGGAACTAAGAATGTAATAGTCCCTACACCCACACCAGATTTAACATCGTATTGAAAACCAATGTTACCTTCAACATTAGCATTATAATACCTATTAGGTTGGTCATTGAAAAGTAATCTTTGTGATCCTTGTGGAAAATCTAACTTACCCGCAAGTTCTTCACGAAATAAAGCCATTTCGTTTTGTCTAAGTGTCTTTGTAAATTGTACTGTAATTTTTTTACTTTCATTATTGACAAATGAAAAGGACGAACCATATCGTCCAATCCCGCCAACAAGAGTATTGTTCCATGTGTTACCAATATCTCTACCAATTACAGTGACACCATCAAACATGGCACCGATATTTACAGGTTTATCAGTACCAAAAAATATATCAAATGTGTCATCATATGTCATAAGTTTTGTTGAATACCTCCTATATATGCCATTCTATTATTATGGTCATTTTGAGCTTTAATCATCTTAGATGCAAGTGTATCAGTTACAGCATTTCCATCCATGTAGATATCAGGACTAGGTTGATTTTGTAGCACTTGTAATTGACCATCATTCAAGTTATTAAGAGTATCTAGCGATTCATGCAATGTTGTAAAGCCTGATTGAAGTTCACTTACCAATGAATTAGTTTGACTAATCTGTTGTTGATTTTGGTTCATGTTTTCATATTGTACTTTACTAAGGAAGCTACCACCAGAAATTGTACCAAGACTATCAAAACTACTTAAGTCTAAGTTGTTAACATTTTTCATATCAACAACTGGAGTTATTGTAGGAGTGAATACCCCATTATTTGATAAATCGTCATTAACATTATTAATAGCATCATGAACTGTTTGCATTAAGGTTGTAGTCGCTGGGTTAATTTGATTAACACTACCAGAAATACCTTCAGCAAAACTCTTAACAATAGTTTCACCTGATGTTCTAATAAATTTCCAACCAGCACCAGAGAAAGGTCCACGAGGAGCTGGAGAGTGAGGGAAGAATGATTTAGCCCAATTCATCAAACCACTTGCAGCTTTACCTACAGAGCCCATAGCAGAACTAATACCATTAGCGAAACTATCGCCAATAGATCTACCTGAAGATGAGTAATCTTGATGTTTACCTAAAGTGTTAGTGGCATTATTAAGATTATTTACTGCACCATCCATATGCCCTCTAGCACTATTAACACCTCTGGCTTTAGAACCTGCAGTAGAAGCACCTGCACCTGAGAAATCTTTAGTATTACCAAGTGGATTCAATGCATTATTAATTCCATTAGCAGCTCCTGAAGCACTTCCTTGTTGAGAGTTTACACCAGCAACTTTAGAACCTGCAGTAGAAGCACCTGCGCCTGAATGATTTGTAATTTTAGATAAAGTATTGGATACAGTATTATTAATTCCATTAGCAGCTCCTGAAGCACTTCCTTGTTGAGAGTTTACACCTGCAACTTTAGAACCTGCTGTAGCAGCACCTGCACCTGAATGATCTGATGTTTTGCTTAAACCATTGTTAACAGCTTGATTAACTTTTGAAGCTGCATCACCTGCACCTGGAATTTTAGATTCAACACCAGCAACACCAGAACCTGCTAAGGCTGCAAGTGCAGCTTGTACATCTGTCTTTTGTCCATCAGTAGGTTTAGCATTATCTGCAGCTGTTTTTGGAAGCTTCTTAGCAGCATCAGCAGTCTTTTGTGCAGTATCAGGTGTAAATACACCATTAGCATATGTACCACCCATAGCCTTAGCCATTTCTTCAAGACTACCATTTGATGCACCTGCTTTAGCCATCTGTTTAAGTAAATCACCGGCTTGTTGAGCAGGGATTGCACCAGACTTAATACCATTAACAAATTCATCACCACCTTGTACACCTAATAGTGACAAGAATGTTGAAATTTGTGAAGCACCATCTTTAGCATTCATAGCTAATTGTAATGCTTGTTCACGCATAGCTCCAGATTTACCTGATAAACCTTTGATAGCTTCTTCAGCACCTTTAGCAGTAGCGGCTTGCATGCCAGGAGGAAATGTATCAGCCAATCCATCACTTGCAGACTTACCAGCATCAATTACGTCCTTCTTAAGTTTACCACCAATACCTGGAATCTTACCAAGCATGTCGCCAAGAGCTGTTGTGATTAATGTGATAACTGCTTGCATAACATTTGATACAGCATTTAATATCGCAGCAGTGTTATTTTGAATGAATAGAGCAAGAGTATTCATTAGGTCAAGTATACCATTACCAAGCTTGACAGCAATTACAGGAATTTCACTAAGAATTGTATCTAAGAGCTGATTTAATAATGTAACGATACCGCCTATTAAAGTATCTGATGCACCAAGTATTCCTTGTACTAAAGCTTCAATAATTTGTGTTGCAGACTGTACAAGTGAATCGAAATTGTTAGCAATGGCCGATGCAAGACCGGATATTAAACCACCAATTAAGGTCCCTATAGCTGTACCAAGAACTGGACCTAAGTTACCAACTGCTTTAAGCATGCCACCCAAAGCTTTAACAAATTGTTCACCTTGAGTCACAACTACAGTGGCTACTATTGCAATAGCTGCAGCAATAGCTGTAATAGCAAAACCAAAGGAAACTGAAGCTAACGAGAATGATGATAGTACAGCTGCTAAAGCAAGCATACCTGGAAGTACCATTTCAGATAAAGCTCCAGCACCAACAAAAATAGCGAGGGCCGCAGCAATAGCTAATAAACCTGCCACAACTACTTGCCAAGGTAATGCCCCAAGAATTATAATAGTTGGAACTATCATATTCATAGCAACTGCCATAGCTATAAATCCTGCTGAACCAGCACCACCACCAAATTTTGTCATAAGCATATTAGCAACAAGCAATTCTCCAAGGGCTGAGGCCATACCCATTATGCCTTGGATCAATTTTGGCCATGGAAGAAGTCCTAAAGCAATAACAGGAATCATTGCCATATTAGTAGCGACAGCCATAGCCATCAAACCAAGAGCACCTTTATTGCCACCAAATTTATTAAGTAATATATTAACTCCAGCCATAGCAGCTAATGCAAGTCCCATACCAACAATACCTTTAAGTGTTACTGGCCAAGGTAATAAGCCTAAAGCTATAATAGGTAATACAGCTAAATTTAATGCCATTGCCATACCTGTAAAACCTATAACAGATTCTTCTTTTTCAAGTTTCATCATGTTTACTACAATTGTAATAGCACCTACAGCGGCCCCAAGTCCAGCCACACCTACTCCAAGTTGATTCCAGTCAAGTTCTGCAAGTTTACTTAAAGTATTTCCAAGTGTACGCATAGCTAAAGCTACAACTATTAAAGAACTAACTTTAACCATATCTTTTTCTGGATTTTGTGGCAATCCATACTGTAATAGGAAACTTAATTCTAATATAATACCACCCATTGCACCAATTGCAATAGTTGCGCCATTAACATCTAGCCCAGACAACTTAGTAACTGCGCCTGCCATAATTGCTAGTGCTGCTGATATACCAACAATTGTTATTGTTAATGTCACCGTATCAATAGCACTAGAATCTTTAGACATACTTTCCATTGCTTTATAAAGAACTGCAAGAGAACCTGCAGCAACTATCATACCTGCTGATGCAGTAGCTAATCTAGCCCCAGGGATATTAGAAAGAACCCACATTGAAGCAGCTAGGATACCAACAGCGGCAGCAATTTCCATAAGACTTTTAGCTCTTAACTCATTTTGATATGATTTGAGTGTGCCTTTAAGTTGGCCTAGAATTCCTCCACCATCACCAAACTTCTCCTTAAGGATATCTTTAAGAGTTTGAATAGGATGTAGTATCTTAGAAATAATACCAGGACCATCAGCTTTATTAAGAGCATGAATCCAACCTACTAATGCTACAATGATACCACCCTTCAATGCTGCTGGAGTATTTAAGTTATTTAAGAAACCTGAAATCAATTGTCCAATTGCACTAAATATTTGACCAAGTGCTTGACTGTATGGGGCAATCATCTTAACTAGATTACCAAATGCGTCAATAACAAATTTAATTGCACCTGGAATAGCTTGGAATGCTTTGACTACAATATCTCCAAGTCCTTTTAATATTCTTCCAATTACACCAAAGAAGTTAGGAAGATTATCTGCCGCTTGACTTAATCCAAGTGTTAAACCGTCAATAATATTTTTACCAATCTCTTGCATTACACGAGATGGCGAATGAATACCAAATAGTTCTTTAACAGATTTAATAAATCCATCTAAAGTTGGTTTAATGAATGCAAATAAATCTAAAGCTTGATTCTTAACACCAATAGTAAGACCATCAACAATATTCTTACCTAATTGACGAGCAGCAGCAACTACTTTACTACCGTTAAAAGCATCTACCATATTTGTGATAAAGTCACGTACCTTTTGTCCAGCGATAGTCATGTACACACTAAAGTTAACAAAAGCTCCACCACTGGTTGATAGATATTTACTCATATCATTAAGATGAGATATAAGATTGATTACAAACTTAACAAATGGTTGCATAGCTCTACCAACTGCACCTAAACCATCTGACATTTTAGAAAACTCTGGACTAACTTCCTTAAAGTGATCTTTTAATTTAGTTAATGGAGCAAAAGCAAATGTCATTTGTCCAAAGAAAGCTTTAAAACCTGCACCAATATTTTTTATAGTATCGCCTAAGTATTTAAGACTAGATCTGAATATATCAACAACTGCTTTGACTAGCCCTATAACTGCCATAAATGGTGTTATACCTTCGGTACCAATATTGGCTGCACGTGCTACTAATACAAATGGATTAGTAAGCCCATATAATATTTGTGTAAAATTTGAAAAGTGTTTAACTAATTCAATAACAGGCTTAATAGTATTAATAATTGCCTTTACAAAGTTTGTAGTTCCTTTAGCTATAACTTGATCAGCTATAGCAAAGCCATATTGAATAGCTAAAAAGAAATTAGATAATGCAGCTGACACTTTACCTAATACTTTAGACCAGTCAGTAAATTTATTTACAGTATTCTCTAAATTAGCTCCTTTTGTAAATAAACTAAATAGGGTTGTTAATGGTGTTAGAATTAATTTAATAATATTAAAACCAATACTTAATACCCCAAAGAATATTTGAAAAGCTGGTCCAATTAATTGAAGAGGTGCTAATATAATTTTAATAGCATCAGCTAAAAGTTTAAATATATTAGCAAATAATTTACCACTATCAGCTACAGTATTTGGAAATGCCTCAGTCCATGCTTTACTGATACTAGAAATAACACCAGTTAAACTTTTGAATGCTGTTGATACTATATCTATGATAGCAGTACGACCACCAAAACTAACAAAAGCTTTAGCTAAATCGGCCAAACCTTTTAATGGGGCTTGAACTGCATTTGAAGCAGCCTTTTGAAAGTTAGTCCATAATTTAGTTGCTTGGTCATAGTTACCAATTAGTACTTCCCATACACTAGCCCATCCAGAACCTACTGCTTCACCAACAGCACCCATCGCTTCACCAAATGAGTGAGCTTCATTAGCTTTTTCCAACATAGATTTGTCTTGACCAAATCTGCGCATTGTTTCTGTAAGTACTTGAGTATTTAACCAGCCTGACTGTAGTGAATCACGGAATGAAACTGATTTATCATATCCAACACCTAATTCATCAGCAACGCTATGAGCCATGTCTTGGAATTTCTTACCACCAGCAGCTCCAAAGGAAACCAAATCCTGGACACCCAAGAATCCTTTAGTCATTGCTTGAGTAAGACCAAATTGTACCATGCTATTAGCTTTTACAGTATCCATACCTGATGCTGCTGCCAAATTAAAGGCACCCGTGGTTGCGGTTACTGAGTCTTTTAATCCGACACCAGCAGTGGTCATCTGTCCTACTGCATTAGTCATATCTGAAAATTTATAGATAGTCTTATCAGAGTATGCATTAAGTTCTGCAAGTGAAGCATTAATCTCATCCATACTTGCTGTTGTATTGGATTTCATTACTTGAATAGCACTAAGTTTTTCAGTGTATTCTTTGTACCCATTCATAACTGGGTCAATAGTTAATGACTTAACCACGCTCATCCCAGACGATAATGCTTTAGATGCAATATTACCTAAAGCAACAGATGCAGCGCCTGCTAATATAGAAAATTTACTTTTACTTGTTTCAGCTGAGTTACCAATTTCATCTATTGATTTTGCAGAAGCTGATGCAGCAGAAGATACACTATTCAAATTTCCGCCATTGATGGATTTTAAAGWACCATCTATACTAGCTAAGGATTTTAGTGAATCTATTAATTTGGATTTAAAGTCGGCATTGTCTACGCCAAGTTTAACGATTTTTTCATCAATCGGTCTACTAGCCATTTGACTTTATCCTCCTTTCAACTGACTTGGATATATTTTCACCTATATCATTTACAACATTTTGAATGAAAGGTTTAGGTGCAACATATCCTCCTGTACCAGTACCGTGACCACCATCTATAAGAATAGGTAAAGGTACTCCAGTTTTCGTAACATTACTATTGTAATACGTTATACGCGATCCTCTTGCTGACTTCTCTAATTCTACCTCCCATTGACTAGCAGTTTTACCACTACGTTTAGGTGTACGTCTAATAAATTCATTTAAACCTGTTTGAGCTTCTGGTTTAAGAATAGTTGAGAAATCTTCTCTAACCATTGAGTTTATATAACGTTCTAAATTAGAAAAGTTACCTTCGGATGTTATGCTTACTTTCATATATCATCCTTTCGATTTAAATCTTTCTCTACGTTCTCTATTTAATCTCCTATTCTCTTCATATATTTCTGATTGTGATTTTTCCTTCTTAGGACCATTTAAGTAATTAAGAACACCAATTAGCTTTAGTAAATTATAAATATTCCATTCATCGCAAGAGAAAGGTATTTGTCCATTTGCCATATAGGCATATAGTACTTCACTTGTCATGATTCTTCTCGAGTTAGAATCATTTGACGTATCATTTATTACAGTAGCTGAATGTGGGTCTTTTAAATAATCATTAATCTCACTAATAATATTATTATCTAAATCATCAGTTGTGATATCATAGTTAAAACACATCATACATATATAGTCAAGAACTTGTTCTCTTGTTCTATCAGGGTCATCGACTAGGAATGGCTTTTTGTATTTAGCCTCCCAAATAGATATAGATTTTAGAGAATGTTCAAATTTTAATTCTCTTACTTCTGAAATAACTTTTTTAGTTACTTCATCATAAGTTTCTTTAGTAACAACAAAACTAATCATATCTACCTCATTTAAAGAAAAAAGGATAGAACGTGAATAACATACTATCCTGATTAAAATTATTTGCGTTTAACTACTTTTTTAGGAACACTTGTTTGACGGTTTTCTTTATTTGGTACTACATGAGCAAAGAAGTCTTGAGTGCTTTCTGGGTTTTGTAAAAGGTCTGCAAAAAGTTCAGCAAATTGTTCTGACTTAGCAAATTTCTTTTTAAATGGTACGCCATTAGCATCTTCTTTATCAAACTCACCATCAACAATTTCACCATATGCAAGTAATAGTACACGCTTGAGCATGGCAATCATACCTTGTACATCATTGTTGTCAACAAGTTTTTTAACAACAACATCAAGGTCATCACCAAGTGATGCTACAAGTTCAATGTATTCAAGTTTGCTAATGTGGAATCGAAGTTCGGCTTTTTTAGCTTTTCCGTTATAGTCAATATATTCAACAGTTTTTTTAATCATGATATTCTCCTTTAATATTATATCATTTTGAAGTTATACTACAATGCTCTCTATTACCATATGAGAGTTACCCGCCCCTGTCCCATTGTAGTTTTAGTAATTTGCTTTTCTGACATGCTCGACATAAATGTCTGAGACTTTGCCAGTGTTCTGATAAAGATCTTTTAATGGTGGTGTATTTTGGTATTGTCCTTTAAAGAAAAGACCCTGACCCGCATCTACTCCAGCATTATGGATTATGTATTTATCTTTTAATTCATTATCTGTTGCCCATGCAAAGTCTAATTTCTTAGAAATACAAGGTTCAATGTTATACTTTGAAAGCAACCAAAGTTGAGCCCACATCTCTGCAGTCCATTTTTGAATGCTAGAATTATAACCCAATAAAGTGTTGTATAGGTTTACTGATGTGTAATATACATCTCTCCAATATTCAACCGTTGGATTTTTTATAACCCATTGAGCGCCACCAGAATTATCTTGAATAGATTTAATCCAATCTACAGATACCCCTGTTGTTTTACTCATTGCATTAATGACACTATCAGCATTAGTAACGCTAGTAAGATAATCATATCCAATATAACCAATTGTATCGGAACAATACCATGTATTATTAGTAACTGGAACATTGAATGCATCCAAGTCTAATATTACAGTATCAGAATCTAGATAGACGTATACATCGTTAGAGGTTCGGATCTCTTCCATGTATTTCCACCATAGATACGGTCTAATACTTGGTATATAACTCTTGTCTTCCCTGCTGTCATTATACACATGAATATCATACTTTGAAAATTCATTAATAACCTTTTGGTCAAGATTAGAAAACAGTAAAACTATCTCTGAATCTTGAACACCAAGGTCTTGTAATGATTTAATCGCAGTACGAAGTTCCCATGCAAAACGGCCTAGTGCGGGTTGCACAAAAATATACTTCATACAATTCTCCCTAATTAACTACTAATTAATCGTGGTGCGTAGTTGTTGTAGTGGTTGTTGTAGTGGTAACACCAAGAATTTTGAACAATTCTGTTGGTAATGGCAAACGTGCAACATTACCACCACTGCCAAGGCTACCTACTCCATCAGTACCATAAAGGATGGCTTCAACAGCAGCAAGTTTACCAGGGTCAACTTTAGTTGAGTCAATTGTGATTTTAGCAGCAGGTAAGAAAGCATTCCCATCTTTATCCACACCATCAATTTGAAGTGGTGTAGTTTCAATGTCCCATGAAAGGCTGGCCATATCTGGAGTTTCATTAACTGTTGATGAATCACGTTTAGATGGTGATGCAACACCTTCATAAGCGATATTAACTTTATATCCATAGCTAGTACCTTTAACATCGTTACCGATGAGGGTACGCCAAGTGATACCAAATGTACGACGACGTTGTTGACCAACAGTTACACCAGCAACAACTTGGCGTGAGCCATCAGCTTCTTCCCATGAATCTGGGTAAGTAAATGCTTCAATAGTTGCTTTGAAGTTTTCTTGTGCAACCAAGTTACCATATTTGTTATTGTTGGCATATTTAGCGGTAATACTTGCTCCATCTGGATTTTCAGATACTTTAGTAAGACCATTCCAGGCTTCACCTTTTGGATAGCTACCATTATCTTCTTTCAAGTAAAGTACTCCACGGTCAAGACCAGTTTCATATTTACGTGCGCCATTAGCGTCCCATTGTAATTTAGGCATTATTTATTTTCCTCCAAGGATTATAATCTGTAGTAAACAGTGATAGAAGAATGATTGATACCTTCGGTTTCATATTCATTATCATGTCTACTATTAGGTATTGTTTCTAAAATATTCCTTAATATTGTTTCACCTACTTCTGTATTTTTAGAAAGTACTTGAACATTATACGCTACATTAATATTATAGTTATGATTATTAGCTTGATCTGAATCACTAAAAGTTCTACGATAATTTATGCATGGATAATTAAGCTTCTGTCCATCTCCAGGTTTGAAGTATACATGTGGTAATTTATCATTAAGGATTTCTTCTGGAATACATGATTTAAGTAAAGCATTAAGTTCTTCTCTTCCATTACTCATTAGCAACAAAGACCTCCCCTAATGTTACTTCAACTCTAGGTCTAACTATTCTCACGTTAGTAATTTTATACTTAACACCAAGGTAAGTTATATAACTAAGTAGACCTAAACGGTTATTAATATCATTAGACATTATAAATGATAATCTAGTTACGCCATTACTTTCTTGGTTAACTGATTGTCCATCTGTGATATTAAAATTTGCCTCCAGAACAGAAGCTGGGATATTAGCATACTCAATAGGAATATACTCAAATACCCCAGGTCTAACTTCTGAAGGTTCAGCAGGGTTGACACCTATTGTGATATTTACTCTACTCATATTACCACCTCATTTTGAACTATTAATCGTGGTGTGTAGTAGTTGTAGTTGTTGTAGTTGTTTTAGGTTTAGGATCAGGTGTTGGATCTGAATCAGTCAACCAAGTTGATGAAGTTTTAACACCTGTCTTATCGAACTGTTCAAGTTTAGCAGTTTCAACAGCAGTTACTGTAAGGTCACCGAATTGTTCTGGAGAAGTTACTGTACCGAAGATGAAAGATTTAGCTGCTTGAATAGCTCCTGACAAACGAGTTTCTGTCAAATATTTCATTTGGTTAAAGTCAATATCAAAGAAATCGAAGTTAGTGATTTCTCCACCTTTAGAAGAACCGAATGCATAGTCACTCAAGTTACCAATGATGAAGTTACCACGAGGCATACGACGGTATGCGATTACATCATTACATCCAAAGTATGCAGCAATGTTTGCATCTGTAGGTACTGTATTGCTATTTTGGTTAGGTCCGAAGAGGTAACGCCCTTGAGTGTCTTTCAAAGTTTTGATACCTTGAAGATCAAATGGGTTGATATAAAGAGTTGGTTGACCTGAGCCATCATATGCTGCCATAGCAATCATAACTTTATCAACAACATGGATCCATTTGTCAACAGTAACTTTGATAGTATAAAGATCATCATCTTTAGCGATAGGACGGATGTGAAGTTCAGAAATTTTATCTGGGTTTTTAGTACCATCAGACAAAGTGAGTGGACGACCATCTCCAAGGAATGCTGCACGAACAATTTCTTCAGCAAGTTTAATCTTTTGAGTAGCTTGTACAAATTGTACAGCATCTACACCATTTTCAGCGATATCAATGATATCATCACGGTCGAATTTTTCACGACGCATTACAGTTCCAGGAGTAGTTTCGCGGAAGTAAACAGATTCGATAGAGTCAAGTTTTTGGTTACCTTTGATATAACCACGAGCACGTGCTTCATCTTCAGTCAAGTCCATGATAACGTTTTTGATACGTGACATAGGAGTTTTGAAGAATCCAGCCATGATTTTATCAATGTTTTGTCCTTGTGGATTATAAACTTTGAAAGGTTCAGCAGCTTTAGTATTAGGGAAGAGAACATCAATGTTAGTGATAGCATGTTTAAGAACAGTATCATCTTCTTCAAATACTTCAGCATGTTTCAATGTATCAGCTACTACTGTAGCAAGTGATGGGGCATATCCTTTTGCTGCAGCTGAGATAATAGTATTAAAGTCAGCATGAGTGATAACATCATCAGCAGTTTTAAGGATGTTAGGTACAGATGCTCCAGCACCTGATGCGGCAATAACAGTTTCAGTTGTGTTAAATGCATTATGTTTCAATGTATCGTCTCCTTTGAGATTTTCTGATTGTGCAACTTCTGATTCAGCAGTTTCATCTTCTGTTTCTGGATCTTCAGCGCCTTCTTGTTCTGGATCTAATCCAGATTCTTCCATTACAGCACCAATAACTGCAGCTACTGCTTCGATTTGTTCTGGACTAAGCGTAGCAAATACAGCTTCTACATCTAAATCTTTTGATTTATCTTCAGCTGGTGTGGTAGTTTTAGTATCATTTTTTGACACGTTATCTTCTCCTTCTGCATGTGTAATAATATCTTCATCTGGTAAATCCTCAGATAATAAAACACGATTGCCTGTGTAAACGATAGCTCGTTCACCTTCTTCATCACCATGTGTCATAACATGATCAATTAAAGCACCTGAATTAGCAGGGGCCATAACAAGACTAACCTCGTAGATGTTACCGTGAATAACTTGATTGCCTGGTTGTACACGTTTGATGTTTTTAGCACCAATAGACATAGAGTTTAAATCTCCATGTTGTAATTGTACTTTAGCATTTTGACCAGCAGAAGTATCATTAAAGTGACCGTAACCATAAACGCCTTGATCAGTATTGTGGAGGATAATATGTCCAAGAACATTGTCATTTGAACCATAGTTATGATTCCAAACCAATGGGACTTTTTGTCCTTCATTACCTGAAAAAGCGCCTTGTTTAATAGTCACACCATCTGTACAGACAATGTCATTTTTGGTAACCCATCCTGAAAAGTCATAATCTTTTTTCATTTAATAGGAACCTCCATCTGTTAGTGATCCATTTTCTATAGCCGAAGTAGACACATTATTTAATGGGTCAGTACTTGCTGTAGCTGGTTGATCACTTGTTATTTGACCAGGAGTATTAATACCACCTACCTGATTTCCATCTGCAATATTTCTATTGAATAGCTCATTTGCAAGAGGATTAGGATGTGGTGCTTTACCCGTAAGTTCACGAATTTCATTAGGAGTATAAATAGCATTACGTGTAAGTACATCTGCAACTGTAGCCAATTGTTCAACTGGTACAAGTTTAAATGGATTACGGTAATATACTAATACCTGTCCTTGTGAAACTGCTGTTTTTGTTAGAGCTATTCTACTAATAGCATCTGTAACGTACTGCAATAATACATCGACACATCGATTATAATATCCAAGTGTTTGTTGTTCATTTGCAGTACCATTTAAGATAGCTTCAGTGATTCCCATTTGATTATAGAAATCTTGTTGAAGTTGTCTGACATCTGAAAGTAAATTATTTTGTAATCCCATTCCGGCTGATACAAATTTTTCTTGAGTATCGAGTGTTGCCACACCATATTTGTTATTAGCCATTTCATTTTCAATTTCTTGTTTACGTCTTGCAGCTTGTGCAGCTCGAGCAGTAGATTTAGTACTATAAGGGAATTGAATAAATCCATTTAGTTTACCTGATGACGCACGATTATCTTGTGAATTCATTAGTTTAATCTTTTGTTCTAGCATACGCAGTGTTTGATTCGTATCATTTAAAATTGCATAAAATGGAGATTCAATAATTATACAGTTTTCCTTGGATACTAATAAATCTTGTTCCAATCCTGTATTGTCATTCCATACTCTAACCATAACTTGTCTAGGAAAGAATTGCATTATTTTACCAACTCGAGCGGTATTGATATCAAATGATCCACTATCGGGGTCAACAGTAGTATCAATTGGTACCATTGCAATTTGCCCTTCATCTAATAATGAGTAGAGTAAATCAAATACAAAGGAACGACCGGTCTGGTCTATATTAGCAGAGCGCGTCAACACATTAATAAGACCTGATGGCATAGGAGTTTGATTTCCTGAGATTGGGTCTATTTTAAGGTGCTTAAAGTCAACCATAGATGCGTCCAATGCAATTCTAGTAATTACAGACTTAATTAAATCAGCTTTATTATAGCTGTAACTTCGTGAGTAATTGCTTTGGCCTCGTCCATAGTAACCACCAAAACTGGTCATACCATTGGATGGTGTTAAGAAGTCATTAGTATTTTGGTTTTGGTTTTGGTTAGACTGAAAAGCATTCCAAGAATGCAAAAGTCTGTCTGAACTTGCCATTTACATGAATGCCTCCTGATTTCTTTTGTAGGCAACCCAAGCATCCATTAGAGCTGAAACATTATCTATTTTTTCACTAGAACGTTTCTTGGACAACTTATAATTACCGTTATTGTCTTGGATAACCACTGCATTACCCATTGCATATTTCATGAGTTCCTCATCAAAGATAAGGTTCCTTGTTTCAGCGAGCGCTTTAAGCTCACCAAGAGGCACACTCTCAGTTTTGGCACCTTGGATTACTTTATCAACTCCCATATCACCATTTTCATCTACCCATCTTTCGATGAAGAATTTGGCATTATAAGTATCATATCCGAAAGCTAGAACTCCATAATCATGAGCATCAATAAATTCACTGACATCATCATAGACTTGAATCCAATCTAAGTTAATGCCCTCAAATACTACTAATGAACCCTCATTAATAAGTTGATCATATTTTGACTTTACTGCGGGTTGTAGTTTTTTATATTTATTTGATGAGATATAACTTCGAGTTTTAACACCGACTCTATACCCACCAATCATAAATATCCACGTGAATGCCCAGAAGTCATCACCTTGTGAAGCATCCATACCCATAGCACATTCCATATGGTCATAATTTTGTGGATTATGTAATTCGGTTTCTTCATATGTAAAGAAGTATGTAAAACCTTCAACTGGAATACCAAACCTTTTAGCAAGAATATCATTTCTTTTAGAACCATCTGTTTCGGCAGTGGCTACAGCTTTTTGGTAAGTACTATATGAAACAGTAGCACCAATATTAGGATTAGCTTTAATCCACATATCAGGGTCTCCTACTTCACGAACATCATCTAAACGATAATACCAGATTGATGTATGAGGGTCTATTTTATCACCTCTTAATATATTGAGTAAATCCATTTTAATTGTATCACCAACAGAGTCACGAATTGTACCTTCTGATGATACAGCTACGATGATATAATCATCTAATTTAGAGGCACCTTGCTCAAGAGCCTCAATAACATCTTCTTTAACATTTCCAGAAAGCCACTCATCTACTGTACAATATTTGGGTCTAGCACCTTGCAATTTATCAATAGCCATTGGTCGTTGTTCTAAAATTGAATTATTCGTAAGTAGTTCAATACCTTTTTTAGAAGAAAATAGTTTAGATTGACTTCTTGCAGAACGTGATTTATTAGAACCTATGGTTAACATTTTAAATAATGGTCCACGGGACCTAACAATTGCAGTTCTAAAAGGACTCATAACTTCTTCAGACTGGCGAATGGTTGGAGCTGTGGTTATTTGCGTTGTAGTTTCTGGGTCAACGACTAAGCCATAAGCTTGAATAGTTTCTTCATAAACGGATTTCGCAGCACCACGAGCAATAATAAGATATTGTTTGTTTCGTAATCTTCTTTTTACAGTTATATACTCATAGGAACGTTTAGTAGGATTATAAACCTTTTCTTCAACAAATTCATACCAGGACAATAAATCTTCAGCCCATAGCTTAAATGTTGGAAGTAAATTTAAATCCCTACCATCGGTTAGTGTTAATTCATTCTCACAAAAAGCCACATAGCCTTCTATAGCAGAAGGATCATAGTAAAAATTTGGATTACGAATATCATCATCTATCCGATTCATTTGTTGACTAATATGCAAATTAACTGGTAGTTCGCCATCTAAGACAGCGTTACGAAACTTACCATATTCTGTTGGAGTTGCTGTATTAGATAGCATTTTATTCCTTTACTAAAAACCTAATTTCTTTAATACACTGTCATAAGTTTTATGAATAGTACCTTTTCTACGAACATTTACAGTTCCAGTAATTTTCTTAGTAAGACCTTTTCCAATAGGTTTAATAGAATCTATAGATTTTGTGTATGTTTGTGATTTATCATAACTATTACCAGAGATAGATTTATTAGCACTTTTTTCAATACTCTTAATAGCATTAGATAAATCCTTACCAGTATAATCAGTATTAACTTTTTTGCTAATTTTTACAGTAGCATCTTTATCAGTTAATCCTGTAATAGCTTCTTTTGCATCATCATAATTATATATCCATTTACCTTTTTTATTTTGGTGTTTAGATTTATATTTAAAACCGTGATGTAATTCATGTAAACCAATACCTGTAGATGAATGTAAGATAACATCATTTTTATTAATAGTCATATTTTTTCCTTGTTGTTTTTCAAAGCTATGCGCTAAACTTTTATCAGCACCCATTTGGGTATTTACTTTAGCAAGGTTGCTATTGTAAACTTTCAATGATTTTTTAAGTTCTGCTAATTTGCTAGGATCAGTTTCTTTAGCAATATTTTTCTTAATGGTATCTACGCCTTTTACTAAAGCATCACGAGTTTCTTGTGGTGATCTAGTAATCTCGGCATTAGCATTCTCTGCATTAGTTTTCTTATATTTGCTTAAAGATACTTCTAAAAAAGCTTTTTTCTTAGGGTCTTTTTCTACAGCAATTTGTTGATTAAGAGTATCAACTTGTTGATTTACTGCTGCATCATTGCCAGTATCATCTTGTAAGGCGGCATTTTTAAGACCCCATTTCATACCTTTAACACCTTTGTGTAATAAGATATTATCTAATACTTCACTATTTTTAAGTGCATCAGAACTAGAGGCAGCCTTAGCAATAGCTTGAGAAGGACCTAATATTTCTTTAAGATCTTTCCCTTTCTTACCAAATGAATCCATAGGAACATTTCCGTAAATTCCAAGAGCAGTACGTAAAAGCATTTTATTACGTTTACGTTTTTTCTCAGCGATAGCTGCAGCAGCTTTAGCACGTTCAGCAGCAGGTTTATTAACTAATTCTTTAAACTGTTGTTCAGCTTGCAAACGTTTAACACGATTTTGTAAAGAACGTGTTGACATTTTATCGCGATTAACATATTCATTTTTGAATTGTTTCTCACGCGCAGCCTCATCAACTCCTTTTTGTTTTTGAGCTACTGTTTGTTTTGGAGCTTTAGTCTTACGACCTTTTCCCCAACGCATACCAATAACTCCACGATGTTGAAGAATATCTTTTTCTTCTTCAGTCATTGCAGGCATTTGTCTACCACTGCTATTAGATTCTTTACCATCTAATACAATGTCTTCAATTTTTATCATAAGATATCAAACTCCACTCCGGCTCTCCATAAAGCTTCTCTAGATGCTTCAATCATGGCATTCATAGTTGCAGGGAGTGGTGGATCAAATAGAATTTTAGTTTTAGTGATAACATATAGAATAGCATCACTTCTATCATGAGTTTCATCTGAACCAAAGAATGTATCCCATGTCAATCTTTTGTTTTTCATTAAACGATTTGGATAAGGGGTTCCTACACCTTTTTGGTATAGCTCACCTAAGCAACCATCAATAATAGGAATTAAATCTCCATCAAAACTAACATCATTTTCAGATATAGTTGATGAAAATCCAATACCACTTTTTACTTCATCTAAAATTTTTGTTGTGTCTTCAGCCAAAGTGTTTCTCCTTTCTACCAAAGTTTTATATCATTTGGGGCACGCTCAATAAAATCATTTTCCTTTGGTTTATAATGTATTGTTTTATGCGTACCATCTGATACCGTTATTAAGTTTTCAGGGTTGAATAATTTATCAACATTCCAGTTTTCTAGGTCCTCCGGTGTGAGTGGATTTATATGATGCACTGTAATTATTCCGTTAATACCAACATTAACTACACCTAGATCCCAACCTTGGTCACGACTTATCATATCTTTACGACAAGCACGCCAGGCGGGGCTATGATAAAAGTCATAGTCTAAACTACGTGGTGATAAATATCTTTCATCCCAAAGCTTTAAATACTCTAAACGTTCACCGAATGTTTCAAAAGTCATAAGTTCTGAATAGGTTCTAATCTTACCCATCACATTTCCTCAAACTCTCCATCAAATGTTTGGTGTTCTTTTTCAGGTTGATATCTGTTGATAGCTTTCATTGCATTTTCATACATGTCAGCATCTCGTTTAACAGATTTAATTTCATCAACTTTAGCTTCATTGAGACTGATTTGAGCCTTAATGAGTTGACGTTGCAATTGAGTTTCTGGTGAACCAACCTTGAGCCAGTATAAGATTTCTTGAGCAGAAGCTGTGCCATCTCTCAGCCTTTCCGAAGCGAGACGCATAGCTAGTGACACATTTAGTCTTTCATACTCTTCGGGCGTTCGAGGTGTCTTATTCCTAGGGGTTAATTCCTGAGATTGCTTCTTTGCCATATTAACCTTTCTACTCTGGTTCTTTAACTGTTGTAGTTGTGGTGGTTGTAACTTCGATAGGTGCTGTTGGAACAGCCTCTACAGGTTTATTTTGTTTGACACCCATTGTTCTGAGTGTTGCAACGGCAGCATCTACTTGGTCAGCGAATTGTTCAGGTGTAAGTTTGAGTCCAACAAGTTTAGCAACTAATTTTCCACCAAACATATCATTCAGTTTAGAAGTAGCTGCTTGTTTCTTAGCGTCTCCTCCGAGATCAGTTTCTTCAAGAGCGCTGGTAATTTTAATAGCCTCATTACCAATAGTCGTTAGATACTTATTACGAGTATGGATTAACATAGTTGCAATGTATGGAACAACAACTAGTAACACACCAACAATAGTAAGTACTAAGTCAATAATTTGTTTCAAGTCCAATTAATTTTTCCCTTCTTTTATTTCGAGTTCTTTAACTCGTTCGCTAAGTCTAGTGTTTTCAAGTTTGAGAGCACTATACTTTTCCTTAAGGTCATCATAGTCATCTTTAAGAATCATATAATCTGATTGTACACTTTCTAAGCTGGAGACTTTAGCTTCAGCAATGTCTAATCTCTTTGAAATAATATCAAAAGATTTATTAGTCATCCTTGAACTAGAGTCATTACGTTTTGTAGCCAATGTAGCAATGGCTGTTAGAAAAGTAAAACCAGCAACAATAGCGCCAATAATGGCACTAGCCCAATTCTCCATTATCACGCTCCTGACTAATTTTCTTCTCTTTATATAAGTCGAGATAGTAGGCATTGCCTAATATTCTAATACATAGAGCGACTGATAATACAAATAGTATAGCTGTGAATCCTTGATGGCCTAGGTACGCTGATTGAATCATTTCATTCAAGCATGTACCTGCAATATACATCCAAATAGCAGCATTAATTAGGATACTGAGTAAATCAATACGTATAAATAATCTAATAATTGAATAGATACCGCCAACTATCATTAACATTCCAAAGAATGGAAAACTTAAAGAGACTAACATATATGGCATGAATCGATTGTCATATATATAGTCTAGATAAACAAGAACTATTCCAATAATAGTTGTCTCAACGAATAGAATTGACCAAAACTGTAACCTAAATAGATGCTCCCAAACTTTTTTAAGCTTAGTGAGCATAATATTAACCTCCTTTGTTTAAAGTATTGTGAAGCTAAGAAAACTTTTTAGCTACTTTCTACTACTTACCCAGCACATTGAGGGAGTTTATGCTTAGTTTATAACACTATGTAAAGGAGAACATTTGTTTTGTCTTTAAGGAGGACATATAAACTAGGTAAGTAGCACAGAAAAACCAAAAAGTTTTTGGAAAATTTTACAACGGGGAAATTTTAGAG